GCTTTCTCAGCCCCCAAGAAATAGGGATTCCATTGAGCATTATTAGTGCGATATTGAAGCACTCGCTTTGACCCGTCCTCAGAAAAAGACCGAGCTTCCATACCTAAAATCGCACCTCTTGGTGAGTATATAGGTGTCACAAGTTGACCCCTTAGCTTAAAGCCATTGTCTCCAAAGTTAGCTTTGAAGCGAGGGCAGGGGCAGGGACTTTTAGGTGTTGTCCATGTATGAAATGACACAGACGTTTTTTCATCGACACCTCTTTTTAAGAGGTAAGTCTGATGGTCTTTTGAGAGATCGCCAAATCCCTCCGTCAACCATGAACCTATATTGCCCATACAGGAGCTGTCTCCTCACCACTCTTAACTTTTTCTGCGAGGGAGTACCCTGACATATAGACATCATCTTCTTTCTTTTGAGGGTCTTTCCCTGCCATAAAGTCTAAATAGCCTTGTACCTTGTCTGTAGGAGCAGACGCTACGGGGTTTCCTGTTTTCATCATAGCCATAGTAGTTATCACCTTTTCAGAGCATAAGATTTTTGCGATTGTGAAGTAGCCGACCCAAAAGTCAACTCTTTCGGCATACCAAGGATTACATTTCCCGTATACGCCACTATTGTGATGACAAGGAGGTAGACCTTTATCATCTAGTATGTTTAATAAGCGAGATAAAGTATCGACAGCATAAGGTGTCGTTCTTAACTTACCACACTCTCCTCTAATGATTCGCTTGCTCTTAGGGTCTTTCTCGTCCCAACCAACATACCCCCCTTTCCTACGAAACATAGGGTAAGTGTGGCGAGCATGAATTTGATATATCCCACACGCTTTACCCCGATCTCCAATAGGGGGGCGAGGTCGCAACCTGCTCTCCATCCAAGCCAATGCGAAATAACGAGGGTCAGCCTCGCCCTCTTTCTTAATCACCTCTTCATACAGCCTCTTAACAAATCTCCTACTTGTACCTCTGTAGGTGGTGTTCAAGTTAAAAGGCTTAGTGATCTCAATGTGACTCGCCCACTCAAGTTTTTCTAAAAAGCATTGTTGTGGTGTAGTTAAAGCAAGCGAGATTATTAAACTTAACATTTCCTCTCCTCTCTATGTAATCGGATTTTCTTCTAGGTAATACTCTAGGTACATATAAGAAAGTAAGTAGACATACCCCGAAATATTTGAGTCAATCAAGTTCCACTTAGCATTAAAGATGCCTTGATTTACCTGAGTCGCTCGGAGTCTCTCTCTTATATAGTCCACTATAGGTGTCACTTCTTTTGGAGGTATGTTCTTAGAGGAGCGAGCCACCAAGTCTCTTAGACTCACTCTAGGAAATGCCTTACAAAGCACTTGTGAAAGTAGGAAGCGATTAAACCCTGTATTCTCTAAATACATATAAGAAGAAGACGAGTCCTCCTCATAAATAGCCTCTACAAAGTCACACAAGTAAGTTCGGAAATGCAGTAGGCACTCTTTTGGAACAACAAGAGCAAAGTCCTCTTTTTTAAACCTTAAGTTATAGTTGTCCTCAGTACCATCGAGAAAGTCTGAAACCTTGATAGGTAAGGTCGCAGAGTCCTTTAGCTCCCCTAAGTAAGACCATAAAGAAGACAGGTCAGGTAAGCAGGACAAGTCGAAATGAAACTGCTTCACCCTTGTTCTTGTGAATTTCGTGGGGTCGGCTACAGAAGTGCTAACATACCCTTGCCTCTCTAGGTTTTTAGCTATTTCTGAGGTATTTGTTTGATTGGCTTCTACGCAAGCGAGCTTGCAAATATCTCTCACGTTCATGTAGAGATAACCCTCTCGACCATGAGCCACTCTTGAGTACTTTAACAGGAGGTTATGTACCTCCTCGTCACCTAAGAAATAGTTATTCGTTTGGGGTGAGGAAAGCTTTTCAAGAACACTCAAACAAACGTCTTCGGGTATCCCATAAGACACTCCTACAAGATAAGATTCTATAGCCTCGCTTACTTTCTCTAGCCCATGAGTTGAGATCATTTTTGTGGGGTTAAAGACCCCTTTCTTCTCTAACTCTCCAAGAGTCTTTATTAGTTTGGAAACTTCCACTTGACTTCCTTTCATTGTCAGCAATAAATGAAATAACTCTTCAATTATCTAAAGGAGGGTATGTCTTGACGTACTCATATCAGAATTTACCCAACAAAGTGCTGAAAAAGTGGCAAGTTGGTGTGATTGAACTTTGCGAACTTAAATTTAACTTTAAAAAGACCACGAAATTAAAGGTAAACAACTTAAAACCAAAAGGAATAAACCTAAATCTCAAGCACGAAGAAGTGAAGAAGCTCTTTATGAAGCATTGTGCTCATATGTGCCTCGAAAAAAACTGCGACCCTCAAGACGTACTCCAAGAAGTCTACAAAGGAATACTCATCAGAAATAGAGGGAAGTGTCCTTTTGATGAAACCAAGTCAGCGTTCAGCACTTACATTGTCATGGTGTCAAAATGCGTGACGATTAACTACATAAACAAGATGTCTAAGAAAAAGGAGAGAGAGGTCTACGGGAAAGAGTCAAGCGTTGAAGATGAAGACTACATCATAGCTGAATGTAGCACTTCTCCAGATGCTGAAAATGTGCTGTTCCTAAAACAAGCAAGAGAGAGCTTAAAAGAACACCTCGTTGACATTTTCGATGATCTCATGGAGGGGTATAAAGTCAGCCACATTTCTCGCAGACGAAGCATGGACACTCGTAAGGTAAATAAGTACATAGAGGATATTCGCAAAACTCTTAAACCTTACGCTCAGGACTATCCATGTTAAAGTTTACCTATTCTACAGTCAATGCAGGTAAGTCAGCCAACCTCTTGATGAGAGCCTACTCCTGCTCTGAATACAAAATCCCATTTCAGATTTTTGTCCCTGAAGTCGCCTCATCAAGAGATGGAGACAATCAAGTCGCTTCTCGTGTCGGCTTCACTCAAAAAGCTATTTCACTATCCAAGACTGACAACGCTTATGCGATCATTTCTGACATGAGTAGCAAGCCCCAAGTCATCTTCGTAGACGAAGCTCAATTTCTCTCTAAAGAGCAAGTCTTACATTTCACAGAAATCGCTGACCAACTCAAAATCCCTGTATATGCTTACGGACTCCGAACTGACTTTCAAGGCAATCCCTTTGAGGGCAGTACATACATGATGGCATGGGCTGATAACATAGAAGAAATAGCTACGTTTTCTCTATGTGGAAATAAGGCTACCCACAACCAAAAAGTCAACGCTGACGGGAGCAGAAATGAAGACGGGGACGCAATAGAAGCAGGCTTCCACTACGCCCCCGTCACTCGCTCAGAATTCGATCTCAGAACCCATTGGGTTCGTAAGGATTAGATCGAGCTTCTCACATTAAATGTGAACTGAATGTAGAGAAGTGGGAAGATCGGCTTGTAGTACACATCAACAAGCAAGCTCGTTGGGTCTTCGGGGTCAGGAATGACCGAAAGACCTGTGTAAGAATCAATGATCTGCTCCTTCACTAAGTCCTTGAACATCATGTTCACACGACCCTCTACTTGACCTACAACGCTTGGGAGGTATTTCTGACCGATATAACCTGCAAGTAGGTTTCTCGCTCTGAGGTGTACCTCGTCTGCAATCTGAATCACAGTAGGAGTCTTCGCAAGGATTGAGCTAACGTCAGTAGTCAAGCCCTGTCTGATGTTAATCAAAGCACCCTGTTGCTGTAGGATAGTCACACCTGCTGAAGCAGTCTTATTTGCGTCTACTGCGTCTAGGGTTCTCAAAAGACCATTGAAGCCTAAAAGGTTTCTATTAGTCCAAGGAGTAGCCACATCAACTGTTGAAGAAGTTGTCGCACAGGCAAGAGCCACAGCAAGATAACGACCATCAACAATAAGATTGTTAGTCACACCATTCGTGTTAGTTACTGATAAACTAACGATGTCAGGGTAGACAAGACGAACACGGCTATTTCCTACATTTCTTGCAAGAGTTGCCGCTTGCTCAGGTGAAGTCCCAGCAGGACAGCCCAAGATCGCAGTACGCTCTGAACGATACCTCAGACTTGACTGAACATCGCAATGCAAAGAAATGTCTGCAAGAAGCGTTGAGCTTGCAGGCAAGAGAGGTACAATCACGCTTGGTGAAAGACCCGAACTGATCTCACCCTCAACCTCTACAAGAGCGTCAACCATCTGAGCTTCAGTTGGCTCAGATTGACCCTCATCAAGAGAGATTTGCTTGAGAGCAATAACACTCGCACCATTGAGGAAAGCGATATAAGCACCTAACGAAAGTGGATTGTCCACAGAAATAGGTCCATACGCCGCAACTACGTCAGCAATACGATTAAATACGCCCGTTGCGAAAGAAGCCTTTTTACGAGTCACATTTAAGAAATAAGGTGTTCCGATTGAAGGCTCTCTCTCTACTTCAGATGCTCGGAAAGTCTCAACAAGTGCTGTATCACCAACCTCAGTACCTACTGTGTTCGCTACGATCAGACTAACGCCTGCAATCGCATTGACAGGAATGTTAGCATTCGCTGTGAGAACCCGACCCACCTTGAAAGTAAGGGTAGAGTTCGCACCAGTTGGGTAAGGCTGACTACCCTCTCTAGGGAGAATAGTAAAGGTCAAGCCCGTTACGCTATCCACATAAGTCTGACCGACAACACCGTCTGCACCTGTACCATCATTCAGAGTCGAGGTGTTTGCAGTACCTGAACCACTAGCATGAGTAGAGGTGACATAGAAGCCTTGATAAGAAGCCTCACCAACAGCCCCGTCATTCACCTTGATACCAAGATTAGTTGAGACAGTTGTAATAGCGTCACCACCTGTAAAGGCGATTGAAGTCTGAGTGCCTGTTGAGAGAGTCTCGAAGTTGACATAGCGTCTATTCGCACCATCAACAGTAACGTAGGAAATAGCATCAGCTCTATAAGAGCCTGCTACCGCAGCTGGGTCAGTTAAGAACGACTTAACAGAAGCCCAAGCACCTGCTTGCATGAAAGCAGAACTTAGAGCGTCTGCACTAACAGGTCTTGAAGTAACGGACGCACCTTGTGTAAGAGCAAACAGATCATTTGCTGAACCATCAAGAACAGAAATGAAGCTGTCATCATCGAAGCTGTTCGGAGTGATTCTGAGGTTCGCTCCCTCAATCGTTGCTGTAGCAATCCCTGTAAGCTGAGTGTTAATCGCTGTAAGTACAGTCGTGTAAAGAACAGTAGAAGTACCTTGAGCTGACCCTACAAAAGTGACTGAATATGAGTCACCATTAATGTTCAGAGTAAGAACATTATTGGCAGGGAAGTTGGTATCTGTACCGTCATAGAAAGTAACACTTGGAGAGCCTGACACAGCGTCTTGAGCATTCCAACCTGCACGAAGTAAGAGTGAAGGTGCTTCCACAACTGCTTGACGTGGAGAAATGACTTCCTCTACCTCAAGACCAAGCTGAGTGAGAACGCTACCACCAATAACCTCGATACCGAGAGTCGTAGTTGGGAAGTATGACTCACCGATCAGAGTTCTATTTCTGAGGATAAGGCGATCTTTACTAGCGTCATTTCCGACAACTGCTGAAAGATCGTTTGCGACTGAGTATGCGATAGGCAAGATGCCGAACTTAGTCTGACTTCCCCCATCAGCACCTACATCAATACCTGCAACACGAGCGAAATCGTCTGTCGGGTCGCCTTGGGCGATGAACTCGACATAACCAAAGTCACCTGCCAGAAGTGACTTCAGAGTGAATACGAGTCTACCGTCTACAGCAGAAGCACCAAACTGAGTAGCAGGGTCGAAAGTAGCATCAATAGTAATCTGAGCATTGATCTCAGTAGCAATAGCGTCTGCTGTTAAATACTCACCTGGGGTTAAAGTGAGTGTAATCGGAACGAGGTTTTGGGTATTGTCTTCATAGTGGAAGGTGAGAAGGTCGTTCTCACCTGCAATCACAGTGTACGGTCCAATCGGAGTCATCGCTGTGTACGAAGCACCGATAGCCTTAGCCTGTGTGTTAATCTCAGCCGCAATCAAAGCCGCTGTCGCATTGGCGATTGCATTTCCACCACTAAGATCAATGCTCATTTCTACGCCATCAATCTTAAGGAACAAGTCTCCATCAACTGTGCCGAGATTAGCATTGTCAGAAGAAGCTGTATAAGGAAGTGGCTCGCTGACCATATAAGTCATCAAGCCCTTATTTCCTAGACCTGTAGGATTAACAAGCTCTACATTCAAAGCACCTGCATTATCTAGGTTCACAGAAATGGTGTCTGAAGTAGTCTCTAAGAATGAGTAAGGAGCCGCCTTTGGAGCAGTAAAGATCGCAGGGGTTGGCTCGAAGCTCGCAAACTTAACAGTAACTGTTTCCTCAACAGGAGTACCTGCACTCAGACTCACACCTGACTGTGCTTCGCTTCCTGATGGGAAGTTGATCGCAGTAAGAGACAAGTCTGAACCCTTACCCTCATAGGTTGCTCCAAAGAGAGGAAGACCCGAACGAGAGAGGGTGTAAGTACCGACATTTGAACCACCAACAGAAGCAACCTGTACCTCATAGCCACCACCTGCAATATCAAACTCATCTTGAATGTTATTGTAGTAGAAAGTAGCAAAGACCTTGCTTCCGAAAGGAACAGGCTGACTCAGAGTAATCGTACTATCAGCAGGATTTACACGAGTCACAGCAACGGTTGATCTTTCAAGAGCATCTGAAATGCTAGTACCAACTCTGACCTGTACGAGAGCAGGGTTACTTGTCGCAGTCGCTGTACCTGTGCCGTCAGTAGGCTGATGAGGTAGCTTGAAAACATTAGGGAGAGTACGAGGTGGGACTACAGAAGTGTCCGTCACATTAGCACACTCAGCGAGGAACAAACGCTCATCTCTAAGGGCTGTCGTAATCTGATTCGGTCCAAAGCTAACAAGACCCTCTTGGATATTTCCTACAGAAGCATCTACGAAAGTACCCCAATAAATCTTATCGTCTTTGAGAACCCAACTAACACCCTCATAGTAGCGAGCGGCGTCACCACCACCTTCAGGCACAAGGGAAACTCGGCTCACAGAAAGAACATCACGACTTGGGATAAAGTCGAAGTTGTCTTTGAACGAGTTGAAGTAATAAGAAATAGTGACTTCAGCACCAACAGGAGGAGCAACGGCAAGAGTGACTGCACCTGTAGTTGGGTCGAGGGAAATAGGAGTCACCTCAACACCATCTACTTTAACAACTACGTCAGATACTTCTGACGTAACGATACCACCATTAGTACCGTCTACAATCGGGTTGTGGGCTGTGTAGAAAACAGTATTTCTAGCTGTCCCTGTCATGCCCTCAAAGACACCGATGTGAGGGTTAGCAGTACCTGCACCGATTAAGATTGACCCACTTGCAGACAAGAGGAGGTTTGTATTTCCTCTGTGGTCAACGTAGGTGCTTGCACCCAAAGTACCAATCTCAAGAGCATTGATCTTAGACACGATAAAGCCTAAGTGCTCTGTGCGTGTGGTATTAACTGACTTGATAGGCAAGTCGATTACATGAACTACGCCATCAATGGTAGCGACAAGTGTTCTTGTAGTAGGAGTGATTGCCATATCAGCAAAAGTTGCATAGAGGTCTGATTCCTCAGAAGTAACTTGAGTTGAGACATCTTCACTATCTACAAAGTTGTCAGTACGATTGAAGAAGTAAGAAATGCGAACATCATCACCCTCATCAGGAGATGAAGCTAGGGTGACAAGACCCTCTTTCGCATTAATACTTAGAACAACAGTAGCCTGTCCGTTAATCGAAGCAGTAACTACTGAGGCAGTTGTAGCAGTAGTGCCTGTTCCGTCACCATTAACGATAGGCCATTGACGAACCCTAACGACATTAGAAGTACCATCAAAGTCGCCTAGTGAGTACGACCCATCGGGGTTCTGAAATAAGACTGACCGACCTGTTGCATCTTCTTCTACGATCTGCTGATCTATCGTAGCAGATGACCCTCGGACAACAGTTAAGCCGTTTTGAGCAAAAGACTCAGTACCTGAGCCAATGAGGAGAGGAATTCTCCCCGAAAAGTTATTCTGAGGGGTCGGAGACTCGAATACTGTCTCGGTGTAGACCCCAGGTGGTGCATAGCCTCCTCGAATAGCCATAATTATTTCTCCTGTTGAGTGTTAGAATTTTCAGACTTAATGTTTTCCATAGCAGACATTCTACTAGTACGAAGATTAGTTCCCATTTCAGGCAAGACCTCGTAGGTTTGATCTTCCATGCGTATCAAGTCTTGACCCGATACTTTGTGCTTTTCGATCAAGTCCCACTTATCCCTGCGACGTTGATAGATTTGCTCCCATTTCTGACGAGCATCTTCCCCAATAACTCGATCAAAGTCCAAGTCAAAAGAATCCACACCTGTGGTTTGCACTTTCAAACTCTGATCTACATTAGAGGTGAACCCGACTGACGCAGAAATATGTCCATCTAAGTATGCTTGCTGACCACAATCACACTTGGCACTTTCCGTACCTCTGCTCACCCTCTTCTTTGAGGATAAGCCACATGATGAACATTGAAATCTGAGTATAGGCATAGGAGTCTCCTTCTATCTATCCCACTAAAGATAGACGAACTATAAAAGACGCTGAATAAAGTCAGCCGATCTATTTCCAATCCCTGTTATCGGTTGACTTAAAGGTTCTAAAACAATACCCCTTTCAAAAGCACTCTGAATCGGGATAACTAACGGGAAATGTATAAACCAATCTACCTGCATTGAGAAGCTCATACTTGCCGTATAGAAATAATCATCTCCATTATCATCATAAACTTCTTCAGCTTCGCCACCTAGAGAGACATCAGAAATATCTAACCCCAAGTTAGCGAGCTTGGGTCTAAGGTTCGCCCATAACCATATCGCTGTTTGGTCTGCTATATCTGCTTGTGAGTGAACATCTCTTGTAATTAAGTCTATGTCCACACTTACGTCCCAACGACCCCCATACTCGTGAGCTATTTCCTCCCGACCTTCTGCTACAATCACAGCCATTTCGTCACCTACTCGAAGTCTTCTCCCAAAGACAACCACGACACCCTCAATGATATTTCTGTATGCAGTCGCAGGTTTGACTCTGAATGGACCTTGTTGCTCCATCTTCTCGGTGTAGAGAGCTTTTAGTTTGAGTCCTCTAGGTACTTCCTCAGCGAGCGTAACCATAGACCCATTTACAGCAAACTCTGAAGCCCCAAGATTGCGACCTGAAGGGTCTTCAATCAACCTCAAAGATTCCTCAATCGGCTCGCCTGCTAACATTATTTCTGAGGGGCTTGTAAACATCAACTCAGTCTCTACTGCCCTACGATACCTTTGATAATACACATCATGCTGTCGGGTAGCAGGGTCTACACCCTCAGCCTCATAAACTGAAAAGACATAAACGCCAGGATTCTTAGGAGCACCATTTACATCTTCTCTGACCCACTCGATTGAACCACCATAAGGCTTGCTCGGTATCTTAGCGAGAGAGACATAACCCTCAACTGTGCCTATGAAGTTATCGGGGCTTAAAACTACATTGTTTGCCCCTCCTGTACGAACTACCATGCCAAACTGAGGTCGCTCATCAAAGCTATATTTCCCCTGTATATTCTGAGCAAAATCAGGGTATCTAGGGTGGTCTGACCAATAGTCTCTAAGCTCTTTTATAACCCTATCTCGAACTGCTAAAGTTAAGTGCTGAAACATAAGAATCTCCTATCCCTTTTTAGAGACATAAATCAAAAGTCGGTCATTTCTCATTTCCACAGAGACTATACCATTGTAATGACTTTCAGTCACTTTCAGCCCTGTTTCATCTTCTACAATGACAGTAAGCTTTTCAAACTCAGGGGCTTCTTGACGATCTACACCAATCAGAATCACAGGCTGAGTGGTTGTATGAGGGTCTTTATCTTCTTTCATCTTGAACTCCTATATCCGTCATTTCTTAAACTTGACGGATATAGAAGAACTAAGCTGAAATAACTGCCTTAACTAAGGCAAGAGAAACTCTATAAGGGTCTGCGTTTGAGTTAGGTCGTCTGTCCTCGAAATAGCCATGACCATCACGAGCTGTTGTCACAGGAATTCTGACGCTCGCTGTACGATCAGACACGCCCCACTTGAACTCATCGTAGCGACAAGTCTCGTGTTTGCCTGTAAGTCTGATCTCGTAGCCATCACCATACTCTGCTAAATGCTCGGAAATATTTCCTGCGAGATAGTCCATGACTTTTTCGATAGCTGCCATTCCGCCTTCAGCTCTAGTCTTATTAGTCGAGAAATTAGTGTGCATACCTGCACCATTCCAATCTCCCGTCACGGGCTTTGGGTCAAGAGTCGCAGAAATGTTGTAATCCTCACCAATACGATAAAGCAACCAACGAGCTACCCAAAGCTCATCACTTGCTCGCAAAGGGTCAATGTCAGGTCCACCAATCTGAAACTCCCATTGACCTGGCATTACTTCTGCGTTTACTCCCTGTATAGACAACTCAGCAGAAATACATTTCCTAAGATGATCTTCTACCATGCCTCTACCCGAAACTTCATCAGAACCTACGCCACAGTAGTATGGCCCTTGAGCAGGAGGGAAGCGTCTTTCTGAGGGAAAACCTAGAGGTCGAGAACCCTCAAAAAGTGTGTACTCTTGCTCAAAACCAATCCAAGCTCCCAAGTCAGAGTTAGCTTCTAAAAGCTCTCTCAACTTCGCTCTCGTATTTGTAGGGTGGGGCTTTCCATCACTTGTGAAAACCTCGCAGAGAACAAGAAAATTATCAAAGCCACCACGAATAGGGTCACTCGTAACAAAGACAGGCTTCAGAATACAATCTGAAGAACCACCCTCTGCCTGCATAGTAGAAGACCCGTCAAATGACCATTCGGGAAGTTGCTCTAAAAGACTACGCCCTGAAAGACTGTCCTCAGAAATGTGAGGTAGGACTTTTGTTTTTGAACGAACACGAGAGGTGGGGTTGCCACCATCAATCCAAATGTACTCTGCAATCGTATGTCTCATATTATTTCCTTTACTAAGATTGAACACAACCACATTACCAATGAGGGTCAGTCAAAGTTACCTTCTAACCAACTTAAATAAAGACGATTAAAAGCATCGCTATTTCTAAGATTTATTTCTATTGGAATTGTACTGTAAAACTTTATCCCCTCTCTTTCTATTAATCTATAAGGGTGAGCTCCTCGATCTTCAAGTATCGTATATGTGATGGGGAAATGAACCTTTACCTCCCCTTTTATGGAAGGTTGACTCCCTTCCATTTCTACTTTGAGTTCTGCACCTAAAGTAGCAGCTTCTACCCAAATCTTAGGTGCTTCACCCCATATGTGAGCGTTGCCTGCTCTGTACCTAGACTTTTGAACATTCAAACGCTCGTAGTCTTTCTTCCATTGAAAAATAGAAATGTTATAAGGTCTAATATTCTGATAGCGACCAACGTCTAAATTTCGTGTGTAAAGCATGGTATGAGCATCTGCTAAAATACCTGCAATAATGTCTTCATACACATCATGCCCCACAAGAGAAATGAAGCCTTGCTTTTTGGAATGAGCAAGAGCTAGAGCTATGTCTAGCTTGTTATTTCCTGTAGGATCAAACTTAACTTTATGTTGCACCTTGGAAGATTTTTTCTCAATCATCTCTTTGCCCTTTTCAGAAAAAGTAGGGGTGTGAACGGGCTTCTGCCCATCTTTAGCTTTGCTCTCCTCACGCCTCTTCTTACGAGCCAACGTAGCCCTCTGCTCTTTCGTGAGGTCGTGGGCTTTGTCTCTAGGCATACATTTAAGGGGGTTCTTTCCTCCGTTTGTAACGCTTTTCCAACTTGGTTCACTAGATACGGCACATGGGCCAACAATGTCTCCTGCGTCATAAGTCTTATCTTCCCCGTCTTCTTTTTTTATCGTGTGTTTTATCGGTGTGATCGCTATCCAATCACCCCAAGTTGCTCTCTCATCGGGTTTACCACCACCATGCCCTGCAAACCAAGTATCTAAGCCCCCATGCCCTGTGTTTTTCAGTTTAGAATCATCTCGCTTCGCTGACTCCAAATAGCGTGACGCAACCCTTGAAGATTGACCATATTTCTTTTTGATCTCAATCGCTTCCTTAAAGTCGTAAAAAACTTTGAAGTACTCCCCCAAGTCCTCATTCTTCCTTAAATCAGAAATGACTTCCGAGACACTTACAATCTCAGGCTTAATGAGCTTCACAGGTTTATCCCATTTCACTTCTTCAGGAAATCCATACTTCGGCTCTGTCCGAGTCTTGAATTTAAGAGCTACGATTTTGTCCATGTGGTCTTTCCTAGAACCACTGACTTGGAGACTTGTGACCTCTTGCCCATAAGAACCCGAAATAGCAAAAGCTCCAACAGCACCAGGCTGATCTTTATAGAAGTTAGGTCTTAAAAAGCCGTCTTCAATTATTTCCTCAGCACGATCTCTATATGTGTAGTGATAGTAATAGTCATTCTCTACTCGCATAAAGTAGAAGTCGTAAGGCATCACTCCACTTTCTGAACCTAAATACCTAAGTTTAGCTTTAGAAGACGCTTGCTTACCCTTAGAGATCATATCTTGTCTGTTAGACCCTGTTTTATCCCCATAACAGTCAACATATGGACGACAAGAAGCCTTCTCAGAGAAACCCATCTCGTCACAGGGTTTAGACTCACAATGCTCTCTATCCCACTTACGAGGCATCTTGTAAGTGGCAGAACTCTTTCTCAGAGAAGGGTTTCTGAGCATGGTGTCTCTTGTTCTGAAGTCTTTGTTTCTGCCCTTGTTGGGCTTGAACCCAAACCTCCTGTAAAACTTAGTCAAACGAGAAACAGAACTCGCACCAAAGTCTGTCGAGGGAGAAAGAGATAGCATAACCCCATGACCATCAGCCCAAGAAATAATCTGAAACATGACCTCTGACCCCAAGCCTTGCTTTCGGCTATCAGCGGGAATCTGAACTGTCATAATCCTGACAATGGGAGGCTCGTACTCGTCCCCACCCGATAAGAGGCTCGTCATCAAAACAAGACCTTGATAGCGACTCTCTAATCTTTCTTCTAGTGATCTCAGCGACTGCTCTAAAGTACCCGTCAGACCTGCTTTTCTTATCGCAGACCCGTTGTTAGTGAAACCACTATCATAAGGGATTACTCTCGCTGAACCACTACCACTATCATGCACATAGCCGAAGTCTTGACCCTCAGCAGGTGTTCTCCCATTGGCTTCTGCTCGATCAAGATTTCTATATTTCAGATTCGGAGAGTCAGGTGAGGGTCTGCCTATATTTCGAGCCACCTCGCCATTTGGCAAAGCACTGTGCGAGCTAGTGCCGTCAGGGTTCTCAGAAACAGAGACGGGTGAGCCATTTGAAAGAGAAGAAAGTGAGTCGGGAGGGGAAACTTCCCTGTAAAAGTCTGCGTGTTTTCTTCTCATATCTAGCCCCCCTAAAGATCACTCAAATGATCGAAATATATGTCATTAATCTTATCTGAAAACTTCAAATCAAGAGAAATGGGTATCTTAGTCTCTACTGAAATAGTGTGCCTCGCTCTACCATTAGCCCAATAAATCAAAGTCATCTCAAAAGAAATGCCAAGCTCGACCTCTGCTTGAAATGTTGGAACTTCTTTAAGGTCTATAACACTTATAAAGTGGATATTTCGATCAACGCTATCAATACGCCAAGAGAAGCTTTCACTTAGCCTTGGTACGGGTAAATTGATAAAGTTAAAAAGACCATTCTGATACTGATTCGGACCATGTGGGTAGTTGAGGGCATCGTCTACTTCTTTTTTGAAATCGTTAGAGTCTACTATTTCTTCCACCATAGAAAAGAGTTCTTTAGGGAAAGTAATCAAGTAAGCTTCCAACTCATTAGAAAGTATTCTTAATGACCGATTCAACGTCCAACGCATATCACTACCTTAAAGATCACTCAAGTAGTCGAAATAGATGTCATTGATCTCATCTGAGAACTTTAAGTCCACCTTCAAGGCTTCTGTTACCCGAAGTATGGGCTTATAGGTTGTGTCCTCTATTTCTATCCTAAAAGGTAAAGAAAGATGAAATAAGACACCAGCACTGAAAGTCGGGTCTGTCTCAGCTCTGACAACTCTAAGACCCTCTAGTTGGAGATTCTTGTGAGCCTTGATTTCTAAGAGGTGAGAACCTGTAATTTTAGGAAGACCCTCAATTCTAAGATTGTTCGCCCCAGGGCGAATAATCATACCTGTACGAGCTTTCGCTAGTGCATTTCTTAATGTGGTATCTACACGAGGGGCTAATACATCTCTCACCTCATCAGGAAATGAGTTAAAGTATTGTAGTAGCTCTCGCTTTAACTTGGTCGTACTCATTATAAAGCACTCATTAACACGCTTCTAATCTCAGAAGCAGGGTATCTATTTCTTCCGTCTTTAATCAGATCAAGAAGAACAGGTCTATACTTGGGGTTCTCGTAAGCAACTCTGACGAGAGCTTTCTTAGACAGAGCCTTTTGGATAGCTTCGTTCGCCTTAGCTTTCGCCTCATCGGAAACACCCTCAGCTTCCTCTGTCTCCTCAGAATCTTCCTCAGCTTCCTCTGTCTCCTCAGCTTCCTCTGTCTCCTCAGCTTCCTCTGTCTCCTCAGCTTCCTCAGAATCTTCCTCTATCTCCTCAGCTTCCTCTGTCTCCTCAGCTTCCTCAGCTTCCTCAGCTTCCTCTACCTCCTCAGCTTCCTCAGAATCTTCCTCAGCTTCCTCTGTCTCCTCTGTCTCCTCTGTCTCCTCAGAATCTTCCTCGTCTTCAACAACCTCACTCAAGTATTCTTCAAGAGCTTTGATTGCTTCAGCACCTTGCTCCTCTAAATCCTTGTTAAAGGCTTCTACGTCAAAGTTACCGTCATCTTGAATATATGGCTCAAGAGCTTCCAACTCATTTGGACCGATCTCTCCAAGATATTCAGAAATATTGTCAAGTAACTCGTCTACAGTAGCGTCAACATCGCTCGCAAGTTTGACTCTATCTGCGACTTCTGCACCCTTTTGTAAGACTTTAAGTCCTCCTCCAAGAGCTTTGAAAGCACCTCCTGCTATCCAAAGAGCACCCGAACCCACACCACCCATAGCGGCTTCACCTGCCCCCTTAAGAGCACCTACCCCTGCCGAACCTATTTTAGCCCCTGCCGTCTTCATCATACCCATACCGACTTTTTTACCTGCCATCATCATTGAACTCGCAGATTGGAAGTCTTGAACGCCTAAGCTTTGCATAGCTTGATTATAATGACCTTCATTCTTAGCTTTATCTTTTTCAAGTTGCTCAGAAATCTTTCCTACGGCTTCTGACATTATTTCGCCTGGTGTTCTTGAACCACTTAAGATCATGTTTCCGATACCATCTGAAAGCTCAGAAGCGGCTCCTAGACCTGCTTTAACACCCTCAGCTAAAAGTCGGCTCGCTCCTGCTAGGGCTTTCTTAGAGGTGTCTTTAATCGCACCTTTAATTCTGTCATTCCTTTGTTTTTTCCTAAGTTGCTCTACGAGCTTTTGAGCTTCTTGTCTTTTAGGGTGGTTTTTGTCCCCTGCATAAGAAATAAGAGTCTTTAAGGTAATCTCACCTCTACGACCATGTTTCCAAGGTACTTTGTAGCCTTTACCTAGAGCCTCAACTAAACCCTCACCTGCTTTGGTAGCGTCTCTCGCCGCATTATTCTCAGCGATTTCAGCATCTCTCTTTTTAGATCGCTCAGACCTTTGCTGATTCTTCTTCCTCTGTTGGTTCATACGCTTTCTTGTATCGGCAACTTTAATACAAGGTAAGACTAAACCTCTCAACTCAGGGTGAGCATACGCTAGTCTAATAGCCCTCGCTTTTAAACTAACTTCCGTACTTGCAACCCTACTTGTAAGGATAGGTAAAATTAAAGCTCGAACACCCTCATGTTCATAAGCTACTCGGATTAGTTCGCCTCTAAGTGAAATAGCAGTCATTTCTTAACCCCTTGTTCTTTGTCGTAACAGATATAGATTTGTTTCGTGAGCATTAGCCATAGACATCAAAAAGTCGTCCATACCTAAAGTGAGAGTGTTCATTTCTTTGAGAGATTTATAGATGTTCTTAAAGACAACCTGCAACGCTTCTTCAATGACTAAAGCTCTACGGATAGGGTCATTCTCTGCCTGTGCCTCAGCTACAGGTAAAAGAGTGTTCGCCATAATCTGAGCCTGCTCGACAGGAGCTACAGCCATCGCACCGTAAGTGCCTACGATCTTCTCTGCGAGGGTATCTATTTCCTCAATCAAAGACTCATAGATTCTCTCTAGTAATAGATGATCTCCATAGTAGCTCTGCCCCTTGACTTGCCAATGGCTTGTCCAATGAGCCCAATGTGCTCCTCTCAGAATAGCTAAGAGAACCTGTAAAGTAGGCAAGGAAATATCACGCTGACTAGCTTGCTTAGACCAAGTACCACCTAAGTCCCCATAAGCTTTTGAAGCCCACCCATTTGCATAGGCACTTGGGTATTTCTGAAACCCCTCACCATCTCTAACAGGAGAAACGCTAACCCCACCTTTTTCTACAGGAGTCTTACGTTCCCCTTTAGCAAGCTCTATAATTTGCCCCCACAGTTTAGGGTCGTTCGGAACATTCTTAGCAATTCTTTTCATTTCAGCTATTTCCTCTACAAAGTCATCAAAGTCCCATTCATCTTCTTCATCATTCCACTCGGCTTCCCAATAGAAGTCGTAAAGCGACATTTCATAAAGATCAGACTCATCGTTCTGATGACTGAGAATTATAAAAGAGGTACAAGGTGAAATACGCTCGACACAAAGAGGCATACCCTCAATAGAACACTCTAAAAGAAATGGGTACTCAAAGAACATTGAAGCTTTCTTGCCCATAGGCTTATACCTCTTGAGCCTTTGCTTATGTTTTCTTCTCCAAGTCTTCACTCTCTTTTTAATCTTAGCTTTGTTCTTGCGATAATATCTCTTTCTCGCCCTACGCAATTTCGTATAGTTCGAGTTCCTCAACTTCTTACGCTTACGTCTAGTTTTCTGTTGCTTGTGGGTACTTCTCGAACCAGGTCCACTTTGATAGCGAGGCTTCGCCATGATTTCTGACGATTCCATTTCCTCTGCCATTCTATCGAAGATGTCCACATTCTGAACCAAAGCCAAGGTGTCTTTCATCATTTCAGCTCTCTTGCTTCTGTTATTTTTTTGAGTTTGAGTAGAAGGACCTCCCTTAAACCGTTTATGCTGTTCAGGGTGCTCCCTCCTGCGTTTTTGATACCTCAGAATCAAGTGCTTATTTCTTTCGTAGTACCTCTTACGCATATTAATCTTTTTACTAAGGTTTTTACGCTTAGTTCTAGCCCGATTAACTTTGTATTCTCTCTTGAGCTGACCTTGCCACTTTCGTTGTCGAACCTTTGGTCTTCTCCAATTAATCTTAGCTCGACCCACACCTTCTCGGTTAGAAAAGTCGCCATCGTCTTCAAGGAAATAATCAAGGTCATCACCCTCTGATAAGTCCATTTCAAAAGCAGTTTTGAAGGTTCTCCTCGACAACCCTGTTGTATTCTTAGCGTCTATGTAAGGGTGTCCGTATTCATCTCCAGGAAGCCCTGAAGAACGAGGTCGCTGATGAAGTGGTTTCCCATCGGGTTGGTTCGGAATAGCATTAGGGTTCATCGGAGTATTATGATTAAGAGATGAACCTGCACTATCAGACGGAGTGTTAGAAACAGGTGGCCCTGCCCTTACCTCATCTCTGCCTTTAGGGTGTCCACTAGGTAAGGGTAAAACCCTGTCTCTCTGAGGCTTCCCGTCTTGGTAGTCAGCCCTGCTAGGTTCGGGTGTCGAAGTGTCGTTCTCTATTTGATCTTGACGAGTCTTACTTACCCATGTCTGTACGCCTGCAAGGTCTTGTATTAGTTGTCTCGCTACACGAGCTTCTGAACCCTCATTTACAGCTTGATAAAACAGACCCACAGCCTTGTCCCAATACTTCTTCTTAAAGTGTTTGAGCGATCTAAAGAAAGGTCTATTATTAATATACCTAGAAATAGTTCGATTGTCGGGGTTCGGGTGTTCGTCCTTAAAGCCCTCAACTTCGTCTAAGAGTCTTGTGTAGAATTCCACATCATCAAGGGCATGAAAGTTAGCTAAATTGGGGTCTAAGCCTAACTGCCTTAATTCATTACGGACTCTTCGCTCGCCTGCTTGGTCATGCTGTCTGAATCTTCGATCTCTCTTAGAGAAAGGCAACCCACCACTCTCAGCTAATAAGTTGCGTGTGGCTATTTCCTCTTGCACAGCATGAACTAACTCATGTCTAACAGTATCTTCAACAGCATCTAAATCTTGCTGACTATATTTCCGTTTGTCGGGCATAGTAATCAGAATATGGTGGTAATTCCCAACCATACTATGACTGCCCAAAACCCTAGAGTTTTGGAACTTAAAAGTTAGCTTTATTGGGTGGTTAAAGTCATTGTAAGTAACTTCTGCTTTAACGCCTAAATTTAAGTGGGTGTACTTGCTTATGAGATACTCTCTAGGAAGCTGAGATAAAGCTCGTTCAAAGCTGTCCTTATCTTCATAAGGTTCTCTTTCTTTCTTGAGTCTTAGTTGCTTCGTGACAAAAGAAAGAGCGGCAACAAGTAGTTGTACTGCTCTCTTACTCTCTCTGAGCTTCTCTAAGTCTCTATTAGAGTAAGGTTTGAATTCTATGTCGTGGAATCTTGTAATTTCCTCGACAAGCTTCAACCCGAACTTTGCATCTTCTTTAATTTGAACGTCTTCTGGATAATCCTCATAGTCGTTAAGAATGACTCTGAGAACATCGTGGTATTCGATACGAAAGCTATCAACAAGCTCAAAGAAATCCTCCATGTCAGCTTTTTCGTAGTTGTTCAGAACTTTAAGTATTTCTTCGTTTACTTCTTCAAGATATTCTATTTCTTCCATACCGACTGTGGTGCTGTATATACTACGAGTAACATGGTCAGCTAATACACCTTGAGCGATCTGTGTCACTAATCTGAAGAGTGCAGGTGGTGGCTTTACCAACCCTGCTTCTTTGTCTATGTGCTTTGCCATGCTAACCTACCTCAAAATATAAATGCTTCTTCTAAGAAAGGCTCACATAAATGGGATATGAAAAGATAAACCAACCCGACCATTATAAAGGAAATGGAATGAAAGCCATAGACGTAATCGAAGCCTATGATTTGAACTTTTCACTCGGCTCTGCCATCAAGTATATTCTGAGAGCAGGGTCTAAACCCAATGAGTCCTTTGAAGAGGACATCAGTAAAGCAATATGGTATCTCCAACGAGAAATGGAGCGTAAAAGCAATGAAGCTAACCCCTCAGAAAAACCCTAAGCACTTCATCTGTTGGCGATGTGGCAATACGCTTAAAGTATCTTGTCCGATGAGAAAAGACCTACCTTGTTTTACCCGTGTAGGAATGCACGAATACCATCTTGAGTCACCACAAGATACGAGCCAAAATTCTGAACAAGACCCTCTCTCTCAAAAGAAACCAACGCACCATATTGACTAGGGTCTGAAAGCTCTCTGCGAGAAATAGTAATCTCTTTGTCTCCATTCTCTATCTTCTCAGAAATGAGATCAGCAATCTCTTCCCAAAACTCACCTGAAGTACCTGCTTCTTTGGAGATCATTTCCGAGTTAATCATACGAGCCGCATGAGGTGCAGGATTATACTTAGAAGCAATATCTACAGTCTCACGATCACTATGGGGCAGTCGCTGACGGTAGAAATCAGCACCCATTGTAATAAGTGCATAATTAGTCTTATCTAAATGTCTCTCAAGGAGAGCAAGACTATCAGGAATAGAGAGAAATGTATCACCACAAAGGCGATAAACTTCTTCAATAGCAGGGGAATCTTTAAGAGCTTCAACCATCTGATTGACTGCTATTCTGATCTTATACGCTTCAACTCTAGCGTCTGAAACGCCCCCTGCTAAAATCGACCAAGAAGCTTGGCTTGAGGCTTTCTTATTTCTCATGGTTCTCTCCCTATCAAAAACTATTCAAGGAAGGGAATATATCAAGAGATTATTAAGCCTCAATCGCTTTCTTGATAGAGTTAACAACGCCCTTAGACTCTACAGCCATAATCGCTTCTAAGATTTCAGGGTGGTCACGATAAAGCTCAACAGCTAGGCTTGCTCGCTTCGTCCAATGGGGAGCCATATCCCAATCAATGCCTACAGGTAAAGACTTCACCTTTGAGGTATCCTTACCGACTGTGACAGCACCTTGTGTTGGCTGTACTTCACCATCAACAGCTGCAAGAATCTGAGCCGCCTCTAGTGCTTGGTCATCAACGGCAGGAGCTTCTTCCTCAAGAAGATCAATAAGTTCTAGCTCCTCATCGATTTCCTCAATCTGATCGTTGATCTCAGAAGCAATCTTCTCAACAGAAGCCTCAGTAGTAGACTCAGATTTCACAGCGTCACGAGAAAGGTTCTCTAGGCGAGAGATTTCAGAGCTTGCTTGTGACCCGTCAGAAATAACGGTCTTCTGCTTAGAAGCTGTCTTGATCTTGATCTTGCCCACTGACTCAGCACCTTGAGACTCAGCGATACCACCACCTGTCTCGGCACTAGAAGCGTTATTGATTGTCGCACCACTCTTATTCTCTACCTTAGAGACTGCGATCATATCATCGTCTTGTGACTCAACAACAATAGGGAACTTCTTTGTTTCCTCAGTCTTAGTGGGGTTGATCTCAGCGACAGACCTCTCCTCGTCATACACGGTGTCGATCTTCATTTCTTTCTTAGGGGGTGCAGGAGCTTCGACCACAGGCTCGGCAACAACAGTAGAAGCTGAAGCCTCTGTATGCTTCAACCAACCACGCTTAATGCCCGCCTTCAACTCAGGCATAACAGTCTCTTTCCCTGCAAACTTCAGAGTATAGCCATCAAACTCAACGAGATCGCCCTTAGAAAGATTTCTTTCCAAACGACCAAGATGAACAGTAGTTTGTGACTCAAAAGTTTGGAATGTTCCTCGAATGAACTCCATTGTGTTCTCCATTTCTTTCTTAAGTAGAAGATTGGTCAGTTATACCGACCTACATATAGTTTACATCATACTAAACAACAAGAAACTATTAAACTTCAGCCTCAGTCAACTTATTGAAAGAATCTCTGATCTCTTTGTCCTTAACACCAAAGATCAAGTCTCGTTTGTCACGATCTTTAAGTATATCTATTGACCTTTCAAACATTTTTGGTGTCTCAGACTCAAAAGCAGAAATAATCTCTTGTTCTGCGTATGCCTGCTCTAGTTCTCTCTGTATGAGTAGTAAAGAAATGCCTGCGTGTTTTGGCTCTGAAGCAAACTTACTCCTTAAATCTTCAGTCTTCGCTTCTGCCTTAGAAACAAGATTTGCTAAGTTAGAGACTCCTGCTATGGCTCTGTCTAACTGCCTTGAAACAGAGGTGTCTCTTTGACCTCTAGGCGTATTCTGAATCTCCTGATTACCCCTGTTCCTCGCAGAGTCTATTCTCTTGTAAACCACTGACCTTTGGATAGACCTATCTATATCAACCTTAGCTTCTGTATAGTATTGGTCAGTAGTATTTCTCACTTCTCCGATTAAAGAAAGTATATCTTCTCTAGTTTCAGCTTCCTTAACTTTAGCTGAAATCTCATCTACTCTGCCTTGATAAGCATCATTAATCGAAGCAGGTGTCATCGTAGCTTGTAAGAATTTTTCTTCCCAATGTTCGCCCGAACCTTTTGTCCCTCTCATCTTGTCTACCCCCCGACCTACCACCTCAACCACATTTCCTTTCACTTTTCTCATCTTATGTTCAAAACCGAAAGCATTTGCAATAGCAGTTACAACACCCCCTCCCACAGCCCCCACTGTAGCTTCTAAAACAGCCATAGTCCCCTCAGAAATAGCTTCCTTACCATACTCTTTAATCCCTTTAAGTATTTGTTTCCCTAACAGATCGCCTAAATCATTTTGCAGTTTTTCTATCTGAGCCTCATATTCTAAATTTACAACGGCATAAGTCCCTTTCCCTAACAATTTTGCAACTTCCTCAAAGACTACATCATCAAGTGGTTGAAGCTCACCTGTCGTTGACAGGCTTTCTCGGTCTTTCTCTTTCATCTTTTCTTTTAGCTCATTCAACTTACGAAGGAGATCGGCAATCGGAATAGCCTGTCTTTCAAGACCCCATAGGAAGTTGTCAGCCATTTTAGAAATGGCTCCTGATCGCTCTACGAAAGCACCCTCAGACATCTTCCTAGAAATTAAGGTACAAACTCTTCTCGAATCTTTTCTTAGCTCATCAAGTGCTCCTGTATTAGCTAACCCATCAAGCATTTCGTGAAGCTGATCTAACTCGGCTTTATATTGATCTCCACCATAAGCGGTGTCTACAGATACTTCTTCTCTATGTTGTTTATATAGCTCAGAAATAATACCACTTGCCCACTCTTGACTAATATTCTCACCAGAAATATCAGACTGCCCACGAGCTTTAGAAAGAATAGAGTTAATGTTATTCTCTAGGTTAGTATTTGGGTCTACCCAAGTATTGTCTTTTTGAGTTCTCTTGATGTGAGCAATAAACTCAAAGTCAGATAGCATTTCTTCTATCGTAGCATTCTGAATCCTCTCCCTCTCCCTCTCTCTTTCTTGCTCCTTCTCCCTCTCTCTTTCCTTTATTTTTTTCTTTTTTCGCTTCTGTGACTTCGTGGAAGCACCTGTCTTGAGCAAAAGTTGAGGGTCGATCTCAGAAATGATAATCGGAAGCAATAAACTACGCAGGTCAGGGTTGTCATACGCTAACCTAATTAATTGAGCTAATGTCTCGTTCATGCTTCACCTCTTTTGTAAACTATATATGCTGTATTATTATAATGACTCTCGATAAAGAAAGGATAAGAAATATGAAATCCCCTACCTTTTACTTTGCATATGGACTAAACCTAGAAGAGTTTAGAATGACAACAGAGTACCCCTCTGCACAGTTCTACAAGTTCGCAACCCTAAAAGGGTTCAGACTCGTCTTTGCAGGTAAGGATAAAGAAACAGGTAAAGGGTTCTGTTCTATTTCCCCTAGCAAGTACAACGACTATGTAGAGGGTGTTCTTTATACCGTAGACTCTAAAGAGCTACCTTCGCCAATAAACAAGTCTAAAGTATCTGAAATGGACATACTTACAGACGAGGGGGGATTCGTTAGAGCTAAAGTTTACTATGTAGATAGTGAGGAAATGAACACGCCCTCACTCAAATACCTAGAACGAGTACATAAGAAATACCAAGATTACGGGTTTAATATGAAAAACCTCGAAAGAGCCTTAGAGCTTCTGACTTAAAAAGCTAAAACCTCGTACCTGCTCCGTAAATGATACCCCAAACAAGATCACCCTCAGCATTGTAAGGCGAAGTCGTAACCCCTGCATACATCGTGCTGTCTTGAGAGGTAAGAATCTTGAAACGGAAAGCACCCACAGGAAATAACTGCCCGTCAAGCGTCAAAGGTCTGCCCACAGAAGCACCTGCGTCTATACCCAAACTCTTAGTTTTACTGATCTCATAACTCATAAGCTCATAGCTCGCCCCTAACATAAATGTTGGAGGTGTCTGAGTCTCTACTAGTAAACCGTCTTCTGTTACTCTCTTATTAGGTACAAGTGGGAGATTAAACACACCCCATAGGGCAAAGTCTCCAAAAACCTTACGAGAAAGAATAAGAGTCGCTGAAGCAGTCGGTACAGGTGAAGAACCCTTGTCGTACCAACCGATAAACATTTGAGTCGTGCCGAAGCTCACTTCCCAATTGTTTTCCTCTACTGTTTCCTCTGCTAGAGTAGTCGTGGGAAATAGAAGAACTAAGCTCAGAATCATTAACGATAAATATTTCAAGATACACCTTCCTCTATCATTAACGAATGTAGAGTCCTGTACCATCTTCAAACCGATCTTTCAAGTCCTCTGCATAAACATCATTGAACTCTTTTACTACCTTTACGCTATGACCATGAGTGCGAATGAATTCCATGTCATAGAGGTCTTTACCATTAAGAGTGATACGAACCCTATTCACAGCACCTCTATGTTTAGGTTTTGGAAATACTAAGGTAACGGCATTAGACGCAGTAAGAATCTGCTTTAACCCAATGAAAATTTGAAGCCTACGACTACCACCAAGCTGTTGAACTATGGTGTTAGCAATGATACTCGCTTGTTTTTCAAGGTTGGCTACTCTTATTTCTAAGTCTCTAAGGACTTCTGATGCTGTTCTTCTCATAATCATTTCTCCGTATGAGCTAAAGGTTAAAGGAACACCTAATAGAGAAGATAAACAAACAAAAAAAGGGATAGAAAAGTATGCACTTGTTGTTAAGTATAGACTTTTCTATCCCCTAGAATCAGTCTACTCCAAACTTCACTAACCAACGACCAACTGTGCTCGCACCACAATCAAGATACTTAGCAATCCTACGCTGACTCCAACCCTTACCCCTAAGCTCTAATAACAAGTCCTTGTCCATCTTCTTCTTAACAGCATTGTTGCGACCTTGAAATCCAAAGTCTAACTTGTATTTCATACAGTCGGGTACATGAGGGCTAACGATCTCAATAAACCTCTCAGCATCTTCCTCTCGGAAATGGAACTCTCCTGTCTCACCTTTCCTGAGTTTCCATCTAGGGGATAAACCAAACTTCTCAAAGATTAAGTAAGCGTTCGCTCGACTCTCCCCTTTAGCTCCAAAAGTGATACAAGGCCAATGACCACTAAACCCATCATCAAGATACCACATCGCAAATGCTAACTCGTCTACTTGATCTACAATGTCATACTTAACTACTTTCCAACCCTTATCCCTTTCCTCATAGAACAAGTCTCGGTACTCATTCAACATAGGGTGAGCATGGGTGCGAAAGATATAAGAAGTAAACTCTCGACTCATGGCTGTGGTCAACTCGCCACTAGACCACTTGCCCCATTTCTTTTGCTTCCATTCAAGATACTCTTTCTGATTAGGTGCGTGGCGTTCCTCATAATGCGAAGCGTTCGTCCTAAAGGCAATACGACCGTCACCAAGCATTGACCCGATAAGGATTGACTTTAGCTCTCCCTCAATCTTAGGTAAATCAAGCCGATCATATTTCGCAACTGTCTCAATCTCATAGCGTAGTCTCCAACTACGAATACGCTTCATGCTTGAGTCAAGACCCTCAGAAATCAAAAGCTCGTTGATCTGTTTCTCGGTTAAGCATTGGTTCACATAGAGGTCTACAAACCTCTCTCTACTGATAGGGCAAGGTATCGCTCTCATAGTGACTCCATGTGATATAGGACACCTTTAAGTTCTCTTCTAGTTAGCAGTTCGTATGTCACCCCAAACAACGCAATAAACCCACAGATAAGGGCGTACAAAACACCTACGAAAATCCCCCACCCAAGAGGTAAGGGGAACACATACCATAAGACCCACCCTACAAAGTCGTCAAAACTAAAGTAGCCAAGCATACCCCCTACAATGAATCCTAAGATGCAAGCTGACCCGACACAAAGATACAGGCACACAAGAGTAAGGAGGAAATATCCTACCTTTGCTAAGGCAAGCCCGATACCTTCATATATGCGTTCAAAAGCGTTCATTCTCTGACCTCTCTTTAGGTTCTAGTGTGGTTGGTTGTGTACCATTCGTACCACTAAGAACCTAAAGAGGTCAAGATTTATTTCACCTAGATACGAAAAAACCTCATCTCCCGAAGAAGATGAGGTTTAATCTGAGATTACCTAAGCCCACCTAAGTAGGCTTATTTACTAGCTATTTCTTAAAGATTAGCGAGTAACGGTAAGGCGAGCTAGACCCTTAGGGTTGTAGGCTCCAATACCCAAATTCTCAAATACGCTGAATCCAATTGTACGAGCCTTTGGATCGTCAGCAGAGAGAACGGTAAGCTCGGTACGAACAGGAATACGACCGAACATCTCAGGCTCACAGCAGACGTAAACAGTTCCAACAGGAACGAGACGGCTAGTGATAATCTGAGCACCCCAAAGGGTAGCCTGAAGACCTGTCTTGAGGAGAGCCGCTTGGCTCTCGATGTCAAGAATATCACGACCAAACTTACGGATGTCAGCGTAGTCACGAGCATTCATAAAGACACGAGCTACACGAAGATCGTGACGCTCAATCTGAGCGTATGCGTCAGCGAGAACAGCACCGTTAAGAGGAGCGATAACAGGAATGTCAGCGTTAGTCTGACCTGCGATTGAGTCGAAGCCCTGAGTCGCAACAGCATCGAGGATAGCGAATACACGCTCGTCCTCTGCCGCCTGAATCTGAGCACGAGCCAAATCCTGTGCTCTCTCGATAAGATCGAAGCGTCTTTCCTTAATCTGAGTCAATGGAATCTCAGGGTTAGAAGCGATCTCAAAGAGAGGGAAAATGACACGACGTGGCTTGGTGATAGCAAGAATGTTCTCGCCTTCTTCACCAACTACGAAAGCAGTTACGTCAGGGTCTTTGTCGTAGATCGGCAAAGCACCATCAGGAAGTTGCTCTACGAGGAAAGTCTTACGACCAACACTCGTATAGTCACGACGAAGACGAAGTGGTTGTGTCATTGAAGCGGCTAGCTTGCTACGACCCTGTGGGGTCTTGATGTAGTCAGCAATGATCTTCTGCTTTACTGCGTTATCAACTGTATTACTCATTGTAGGCTCCTTTCTAATATCAGATGCGTTGGTCGTAGACTAACTCATCAGAGTTTGAGTCAGGAACAATTTTAAGAATACCGATAGTGGTAGCAGAAGCTTTAGCACCACCGAATGCGTCAGCGTCTGTAACAGTACCATTATCAGCAGATGTAAGATAACCGTTAACAGAAGCGATAAGTCTATCACCTACAGAGTAAGTAAAGTCAGTAGCTCCAGCAACATTAGAAAGATCACCTTTAGTCTCATAGAGCTTATTTCCATAAGTACCCTGAGCTGAAACGTAAGGTCCTCTGTTAGAAGCAACGCCAGGTTGATTCTCAAAGGCATTTCCTGCGGCATTGTTGAGGAAGACACCAAGAACAGCAACGGCATTCTGAGGTCCACCATGCTCGTTAGAGCCTGTATTCTGAGCGAAAGCAACAGAACCACTAAGTACGCCACGAACTAGACCGTCAAGAAGACCTGAAGCCTCAGTTTTATTGATTTCAGGCATAGCCGCACCGGTTGATGAAATTGGGGGGTTAGTCTGAGTGAATGCGTTCGCAGAAAGCTGACCGACAGTGTTACGAACACCAACGTGCAGAATTCTGAGAGCCGAACTTGACTCAGTAAACCCACCACTAGCTTGTCCAAGTAGAGCCATAGTATTTCTCCTAGAAGCTCATACTCTCTGTTTCCAAGAGAGTAGTGTGTGTTAAGAAAGGGGAGGGAAAGTCCCAACCCCCCGAAAGGGTTTCAATAATAAAGCGTGTCATTATAAAGGAACTAAAAGAACCTTTATTACATTTCTTAGCCGAAGAACTTAGAAACGTCAGGAGCAGACTCCCAAAGCTTGCTGAGTTCGTCAGAAGCAGAGCTTGCTTCACGGCTAATATTTCCGAGAGTCTTAACAGACGCTTGGCGAGCAGTTGTCTGTGGACGGAAAGAAGCAGACTTCTTGGTAGCAACAGCTTCCTCAGCAGTCTCCTCAGCTACTTCCTCAGAAGCCTCAGAATCCTCAGCTACTTCCTCAGCGGCTTGGAAGATGCGAGCGAGCTTAGGGTCAAGACCCATTTCGTCAGACATAAGGTCAAGACCCATGATGTCACTAGACTCAACGCTCTCGCTCATGTGGTGAGAAGCCACCTCGTCAGAAGCCACCTCGTCAGAAGCCACCTCGTCAGAAGCCATCATGGTATTCTGATTAGCCATGCTCTCCATTTCAGCGAGCATCTCGTCAAGCATCGCCTGCTCTTCAGACGCAAGCTGATCGTCAGCCATTTCCATTTCAGCTACACGAGGATTAGCAGGGGTAGGCCAACCTTCAATCTTGCCACGATTCTCAGAGTAGTAGTTCTTGTTGTAGAACTCTTTGGTCTTCTTGTTCCAATCACTATCTCTGTTGGCACGATTCTGAGCACGAACGTCAGGGTCTTGATAACCGAAGCCTGGAGCCGCTTCGCCATACTGATTGATGACTTTGCGTGAACCCTTAGAGTTACCACCTGAACCCTTACCACCTGCCATTTCCTCAGAAGCCATTGCTTCCATTTCTGCCATTACCTCAGCAAACTCCTCATCGCTAAGAATGTCAGAAGCCATGAAGTCTGCCTTCTTCCAAAGCTCTTTGTTTGCTGTGTAATAGTTGAGGTTGTGGAAATGCTTGGTCTTCTTGTTCCAATCCTTATTTCCTGTAGAACGGTTCTCAGCACGAGTATCAGGGTCTTGATAACCGAAGCCTGGAGCCGCCTCACCATAAGCATTGTGCTTCTGATAAGTCTTAGCTACAAGATCCATTTCAGCCATGATCTCAGCCATACGAGCTGAATCGCCCATGTGAGCCGCCTCAGCCATCATTTCAGAAAGAATAGCCATGTCCTCAGCCATTGCCTCAGAAGCGAGCTTCTTGGTTGGACCCTCAGACTCAGTTGAGTCAAGAGTCTCTACGCTCTCATCAGTACCCTCGTAGCCTGTCTCTTTTTGGACAACATCTTCAGCGAGTCTACGCATTTGACGAGTAAGACGAGCGTTAGCCGCTTTAAGCATTGCGATTTCCTCAGCGAGGTCTTCAGCAACGGTGGTGTCTTCAGCAGTTACGTTGCCAGGGCCGACATCATCGCCCTCATAGCCTGTAGCTTCTTGCATTTCGTCACCTGCTAGGAAATCAGAAGCAAGGCTCTGAAGCTTTGCGTTAATCTGACGAGAAGGCAAGTCCATGTAGCGAAGTGCGAGGTCTTCGATCTCACCCTGTGAAGCAGTCTTACCAAGACGGCTCTCAGCGATCTCGATGCACTTTGCCGCTTTACGCTCCATAGCGAGTTTCAGATTCTGCTCGTAAAGATCACGAGTCTCTGCGAAATCGTCAATGATCTCATCATCTGCCGCAGGGTGATCGGGAGTCCAAGCATAAGAAGCAGGTGCAGGACCACTCTTATATGGACCTTTGCGTACACCTTCTCCGAACTCGGAGTCAATGCCATAAGAATCAACAGAAGGCTGTGCCTGTGAAGCAGGGTGTCCGAAACTCTCAAAGCCAAGGTTATCATAACCAGGGAGCCCTGAGTTAGCCCTGCGGAAGCGATTATTTCTAGCCATGAGAAATATCCTTTCTTGTGGGGGGGTGGGCTTATCGCCCGTGTATGAATGAAAGAAGCTTGGAAAGTCGCACCAAGCGAAGGGAATCTTTTTGAGTCAATTTCTGACCATGAACACGTTCAGCGTCAGAAATAAAACTACCGACCTTACTATACTTGTCAGCAGTTTTTATTTGTCCTGCTATCTTGTATAAATAAGAAGGAAGATAAACGTCAAACCTGTCATTGACAAGTCTGATGTTTTCAATCGCTTGTCTCTGAGAAGAAGCGATTTTCACAGCACGATCAAGAGCCATAAGGTAAAGAGTCTCTTTACGCTTATTTGTACCCTCTTTAATGATCGTATCGTCTGTTTGAGTAGCGTCAGAAGTTGCAGGAAGGTTAACTGCTTTTTCGACAAGGCTTTGCTTAATCTCATTATCGAGCTTCTTACGAAGTCTCTCGATTAAAGCCTCAGTAACAACGCCCTCAAGTTGATCTAAGATTGATGCGTCAGGGTCTACCTTTGGTTCTTCTTCTTTTTCTTCTTCTTCTTCATCTCCGAAATCAAATCCGAGCTTAGAAGAAGCTGACTTGCTTAACCATTGAGCAGGAACTTCATTAAGAGTAGCTTCCTGTGGGTTAGCATCAGTCGAAGGTATTTCAAGCGTATTTCTAGCGACAGCTCCCTTAAAGGCAGGAACTGCAACCCAAGACGCTTCAATGAAAGTGACACCTGCTGTTTCACCCGTAGTCTCGTGACCACAAAGCTCTGCAACTCGGTGCTTATTTCCACTCTCATCGTAGAACCAATTTCCCTTTTCATACTTAACGTGTTTACACATCTGTGGCTCATCTGCCGCAACGTGTCCACATTTCGTACAAATAGTAAAGTCTACAGAACACCCCATAGACATAGCGTTCATTTCGCCTGATAAGATTTGGCGAACTAAGTCCTCGTGTTTTCTATCTGTGGCTACAAGAATATCCACATAAATAGACTCACCAACATCTCTAAGAACAGCGTCAATAATACGCCCTTTAGAAAGTTCTTCGACTTGAACGTGTTCCACAAAATTATGAGCCCCTACAAAAGTCTTATAAGACTTCTTGATAACCCCTCTTGACCAACAGTCGAGGTTGTTATTGATGTACTTATCTGTCTCTGAGGTGACTCGGTAGTCTGCGTATTTCCTGTTGATCTGCTGACCCTCTTCCTCAACCGAACCTGTCTTAGTATTAGGAACAGAAACAGCGTCTACAGAGCAGACGATTGTCGAGTGAGTTAAGAGGAAACGATCAGGTGTAAAAGGCTCGCCAAGTATTTCCTCGGCTTTTTTCTTGAGAGAAATGTCGAGCTTTTTCGCCCCCGAAGCAACTCGAATCTTATCCCATTCTAGCCCATGTAGCTGAGGTCGTACTACCTCAGCTTTTGCGTACTTTAGAAATCCCATATTTTATCTCCTCATAAGTTTTTTCATGTAGAGGCTCGCAACACGCTTCTTAGAACTATCAGTTATAAGAGATTTAGCAGAACCCGAAGAAACGGGAACGACCCCTCTACCGCCAGGGATAGAGTCGGGGGTATTTGCTAAGTTCTCATAGTCACCTGAAGTATCTAAGACTAAATCCTCTACAGGGTATCGTGAAACTCCATGAGGGAATTGGACATCGACCATGCCGATAGCAGGGAAAATCTGAACTACTACACCTGACTTGTCAGGCTTCCCTCCGAAATAGGGGTACACACGCATACCAATCTCAAACTGGCGTGCTCTCTGCTGATAATCTACATAAGATGTAGCTTGTCTACGCATAGGTGTATCTCCTTCGGGGTCACTAGATAAGCAGGTAGATATAAACATAGTATTAGAAATAAATTTCTGAGCTACAAATTTAACTGAAGCGATGCGTCTTGCACTTGCACGACGACTAAACCTATTACTATAGCCTCCACTGCTTGTTTCAGTGTTCAGTTCTTCCTCGATCTGTTCTAAGACTTTGTTAATAGTTTCAACATTGTCGCCCTCATTCGCCTTCTCAAACAACTCTTTGAGCTTTTTTACTCTGAACTCTAGTAGCTTCTTTTCATCAAGTCCCTTCTCTGCCTTATCAAGCTCTGAGAAAGAATCACTAAAGCTAAATTTATGTTCAAAACTAGCCTTCCTCATCTGAAACATAAGCCAAGCAAGTGCTTTCTCTCTAGCTTCGCCTGTAGGCATACCAAGAGCCTTGATTAACTCTTTTTTATTTGTTTTCAGTAGCTTGTCGTAGGCTTTCGTTGACTCTGAACCTTCATCATCATCGTCACCAAAACCACCACGACCTCCTTTGCTATTTCGGAAGTCTCCACTTGGGTCTATCGAGTACAAATCCACAACCATTTTAGAAATGGTTTCTCGGATAGCCTTTCTGATTTCAGGTGCTACGGGTACAGGACAATCCTTGGTAGGTACTTTACGACCTGCCGAGTCTCCGTTCAAAGGAATGTCGGGACAATACTCAGGGTCAATCACTTCCATCAAGTCTGTAAAGTCACCACGATCACCTCCAACAGCTTGGGCAAAGTTATCGTGGTCTAGCTCGTTAAGGTATTCTAGCTTTTTACGTCTTATTCTAGGGTCTGAAACAGACCCACTCTGTGCAAGCTCTGCGACTAACTGTATTGCTGTGGGGTGATTCGATTGTCGGGCGTGTTCTAAGAAAAAGGAATCTACTTTAGCAAGACCTGCGGGGACATCTGCATCACCCTCCATCAGCTTCGCCGCAAGCACTCCGTTATAAGACGCTCTATACTTAGCTACAGAAGCATCATTTCCTTGGTCTATTGCCTCTTGCATTTTCTTTTTATAACTTGCTAGAGCCTCCGTCCTCCTGTCTTTGTCATCATCTCTTGTCCCTCTAAACCTTAATGCTTGAGAAGCAACCAAACCCTCAACTTTAGCCGAGTTGATAACGCTGTCTGTCCTACCATTACTATCTGTGGAAGTAATGGTTAGGTCATCGTCAGAGGGAACTCCATAATCGAAGTTATCTAAGAATGCGGCTTTCATCGCCATAGTAGCAATGGTTGCCCCTATGTCACTAGGTTGAGAGCTACCACTAATTTTGTCTTCGTAGTCGTTATCTTCAATCGCTTGTTTTATCGCAGAAACAGAGTCAGTAAACGAAGATTGCCCCATAAAAGCGTCTGACAAGTTCTTAGAAGCCTCAAAGAACCCCTCTTGGACTTTCTGCATCTTGTCGGCAGGTAGATCATCTAGCTCACTTATAATCTTATCAACTGCCCTACGGAGTCGTGAGTCACCAAAAACTTCTAGTTGACCGACTGCTGATTTCAGCTTGGTAGCAAAGTCTCTCTTAATTAGGTCTGCTTCTCTACGTTCTAAAGTGTCTTCTTCATCAGAAATCTGTGTAGAGGTGTTCGCCTTATGTAAATCCTGTAAGAATTTGAGCGTTGGGCTTTCCTCAGCCAATTTCCGAGCGTCTTCCGTATCTCCCTCAAGGACAGCTAGACTCTCTTCTTTAAGAGACTTCGCTTTAGAGTCTTCTCCATCTTGTTGCCGACTATGATAATGAGGGAATTCCTCGTCTGAAATGCCTAGCTCTTTCTTAAGTTGTTTTATCTCGTTCTGTATTTCTTCTGTAGATTGCTGATTTCCCTCTTGCCCCTCTTGACCCTGACCTTCTTGACCCTCTTGAGTCTGACCTTCTAACTTACTTTCTAACTCAGCGAGTCGATCTTCTTTAGCTTTCCGTTTCGCTTCTAACCCAAAAACGTCTTTCGCCCCTGCTAAAAGCTCTTTTACTTTTTCCTTACGAGCCTCTAGGTTTCTCTCATTTCTATCAGAATCTTCCTCGTGGAACTTCTCTTTGAGGTCTTGAATCTGACCCTCTAAAGATTCTTTAACTGTCTCGTCTGTAGCTCCCTCAAGTTGTTGGTTGAGCTTATATAGCTGACTGTCACGATTAGCCTTTTCTCCTTGGCTCAAAACTTCAACAGCAGGAAACCCAACGCTGTCCTCAAAGTTCTCGGAAAGTGTCATTTCTGCGATGGCTTCGATAAACTCATCAGCCTCATTAGTAGGGCTACCATTTTGAGCGAGCAAGACAAAAGTCATAGGGTCTTCACCTAAAACTTTTTTAAGACCTACTCTTGTCTTCTTCTTCTTTGCCTTTTCTACTTTACGCTTAGTGGCTTCTTCAGAAACCTTAGCTTTTTGCTTAGTTTTTGCTAAAGACGCTATCGCTTTCTGAGCCTGCTGATAACCCTTGCTCTTAGAGTCATAGGAGATAGCTGTCGTAAACTTGACCTGACCTCCATTTTCTGCTTCAGAGTCATAGAGTTGCCTGTCACTACGACTTAGCTCCTCAACTGCTTGATTATAAAAGTCTGAGTTAGGTTCTTTTTTTTTTTGCTCGCCTTCCTCTGCCAACTTTCTTAAGTAGCGTGACGCAACTAGATGAGCCACTCGCTTATGGTTCATAGACAAGTCTCTATCACCCCCTGCACCTGCCCCTAAGTTTTCAAGGTCTTTGTCCTCAACCTTTACACGCTTACGCATGAGGTCTTTACGAGGTGGCTTCTTCTTTGGCTTCTTCTTAACAAGCCGTTCCATTTCCCGTTCCTCTTTCTCGGTCTGAGAGAGGGTAGCCATTCTATTTCTCTTTAGTTTTTTAAGCTGATCTTGAAAGTCCTCAAGATGTTCTTCGAGGCGAAAAGTCACCGAGTTATTTGGGTATTCTTCCTCAATCTCTTCTATTTCTTTTTTCAAGCCCTTGATTATAGCCTCTACCATAGGGATATACTCAGACTTGTAGAAGTACTCAGCACCCATCAAACTCGTCTCGTATTGGCGTGGCATTTCATTTCTAGCCAAAAGGTAAAGACCCTTAATATGAGAGGGTTTTTCAGGAGGGAAAAAACCGTCAAAAGACCCAAAGTAATCTGCATTCTCCATTTCAATATCAACATAAAGAGTATTCTTACCTTTATTGAAGTTATGTAAAATGATGTCCATGTGGTCTTCAAAGTCACTATAATCTTTTGAAGAAAGCTTCATGTGACGGCAGAGGTTAGGTGCTTTTATTTCTCTCAGACTAGCCATCTTCCTGAGATCAAAACACTCAGGGGCAAAGTCTTTTCTAATGACTCTAAGTCTCTGTGAAATGTCAGTACAAACATCTCCATATTTCTTAGTATCTCTTGCGTCAAGCCACTCAGCTTGAAGCTCCCTCATCATTTCAGCCTTGCCGTCTAGGTACTCATCAAACTTGAACTCTTTATCAAGAGAGACAGCTTCCTCATAAAATGCTTCAATGGTTAAGAAATGCTTCCTAATACAGTCGGGGCATCTCTTTCTTGGGTTATTGAGATGATCTTCCAAAAGAGCAGACTGCTTACAAATTTCTCTAAGATTGAACAGAGGGTTCATAACAGGGAGAATCCCTTTAGCCACTTCTTCTTTACTTGCATATCTCATACTAATAACCTCACTACCTTAATTTACATTATACTAAAAGATAAAGAGGCTATTAGATTAGAAACGCCCACCCTCATCTTCAGCAGGTGGTGTATATTCCAAACCGAGATTAGCAGCGATCTTCTCAATAACCTCAGAGTTCTCTGCAAGCATACGACCTGCTTCACCATAAATGCCACGCAGAACCTCATTGAATTGAGAGTCATTCATCGTCCACATATCACGTTCTAACTTCCTCTTTGTGGACTCAGGGTCTACGTTGAGAAGCTCAAGAATAATGTCAATGTCCAACGACCCCTTTTGATAAAGGTTGAACAGAGCGTCAAAGGTATCTTGGTTATCTCGCAAACCAAGACGAGTGAAGCTCAGAGTCGGGTGTACCACCACTTCCTCACCGTCTTCATCTTCCTCCACGAAGCCCATGCGTCTACACATTGGTTTCAGAATGTTTTCCTCAACCATTTCCTGCAAGACCTCTCTCATTAACATATAGCGAGTGTTAATCACCTCTAGGTTAATGCGATCTCCCGAATAGCTAGACTCACCCGATAAGAGTGATTCCGTAACCCCCAAGCCTGCGTACATCTGTCGGTCAGTCATATCATACTCACCCCCAAGATCAAGCAAGCGTTGGTCAGCACCCATTTCTTCCCAACTAATCTGAAAGTTAGCGATGATCGAGTAGTCGGGGTCTTGGAGTGCTAAGTCTACTTGCTCTCTCAACGCTTCCACATCATTCATGTCCATATCCTCTGCATAGACAAGACGAATAGGAGTCATGTGACGAGAAGCAATAGAGGTCTGAGCCTGTCGGAGTTTGTCTCGATACACCAAGATTCTGAGACATCTCTCAAGCATAGAGTGACCACGAGGTTCATACTGCGATTTCTTACGAGCCATGAAATAGCAGAAAGAACCTAATGTGGGGTCAGTATTAAGAGGAATATTTCGCCCCTCTCTAATCGACTCCACTACGTTTTCGGGCATCGAGTCCACGATACGCATAGCGTCAGGGTCTTGCATCGCTGAACGCTCGACTACATCTTTAGTCTTAGAGTCAGGCACTAAAGAAATGATCTTCTCATCTGTGAAAGGAAATGACTCCATGTGAACTTGTTCGGGAGGCAAGATTCTAATCGCTGTCCACCCCTTGTAGTTCTTCTTCATCCACTTATAAGCCAAGTCATCAGCATCGTCTTTTTTGTAATACTTAACCTCAGCTCCTTCTTCTGTGATCTCATTGACTTTGTTATGAGTCACTTCTCTAGGCACATCGGGGTTATTATCCTCACAGAAAACGAACACTTCACCGAGTAGATTATACTCATGGAGAATCTCAATAAGCCTGTGTAAAAGACCGATACGCTTAGCCCATTTCTCGCAAAATCTGAGAGAGGCTTCTGCCATCTGTCTATTTCTCGACTTGGGCATACCGAGCCTAATCTTTGAGAGAGGTAGTTCAGTATGTAAGTCAACAGCTTGACCCACGAAAGGGTCAGTACGATAGAAGAATCTGAAATAGTTGCGTTGTTCGTCTTGGCTCTGTGGAAGCTCAAGGAAATCAGTAGAAAGTTCAGGCGAGTAAAAGTTACCACCCGACCCCATCTGAGTCCCTGATGTAGTCATCGCTATCTTCACACGAGACTTCATTTCTGAAGCCGTCAAAGAGCGTGAAATAGCTTTTGATCGAGGGAGTATCTTCCCTACTTCTACGGAATCATCACTCATTTTCTTTTTCTCTCTTAACGACTGCCGCCGAACATTGTTTTAGTAATCTTACTTGCTTGGGGTCGCCTTGAAAAAAACCTACCCAACTTCCTCCCATACGCATAAATAGCTCAGAAATAAAGTTGATTGTCGAATCTTTAGGCTCTTTTTGTCCAAAGCTAAGTTCTAGTATTCTACCAAGCACTCGATGATCTGCTGTCTTTCTTTCTCTAGGGAGCATGATATTACCTCTTTTTATTTCCTAAGATTCGATTTCTTATGCTGTGTTTGTCAGATCGGTTTGTCGTTCGGGGAGCAATTCTACGAGGGTCTGAGCCTCCTCTAAGTCTTGTGCCTCCTGCAAAGCCTTTCCCACTAGAATAGTTGCCCATTGATGATCTACCCGAACCTCCTGCGAAATACCTCTGCTTCCCTATCTGCTGAGAAGCTATCCAAATCATACGAGTTAATGCGTCTGACATATCGTCATGTTTGCCCTGTACTTGTGGTGCTTCTACAGTAATGAGGTGTTTACTCTGAACCTTCGCTTGAAGCTCTAAAAGCTCTTGTATGTAAGGCTCATGTCCATCTTCTTCAGGGTTAGGTCGGTCATATAAACCAAGCCTTTCGTCCCACATCATGTCCTTAAAGTTTTGGAAAATCTGAGAGGTCAACTGCTTCGTCATCTGCACCGATTTCATCTGACCTAAACCACGCTTCGACAACGCTTGCTCTAAGGGGATACCTGCCCATTGGTCAAAGATACCCTCAACCACATAGAACTTCTTGGTCATTTCAAGAATCCAATCAGCTACATCATCAAAGTCTAAGCGATCTTTTTCAGCATACTCTCCCTCACCTGCTTTGATCTGTGTCACCAAGTCCACAACAATCTTATCTTCCTCAAGATGCCCGATTGCTATCGCTGTGCCGTCACCTACAAGACCCAAGTCAATCCCCATGAAATGAGGTTTCCTCGCAGGAGCTTTCTGTTTTGCTCTAAGACCGACATCAACGCAGGCAAACAAGTCCTCAGACTTTTCAATCCAACCCCTAGTACGATCTGTAAACTCGCCACCATACTCCGTAAAGAAGACAGCCGCATTTTTAAGATAATGCTTCTCGAATTCCTCAGCAGGGACGGTGGGGTTTACTTCCCAAGTAGGAGCTTGAACGGCAAGGATATTCTCGCTCGCTTTACCTCCTCGCATACCGATCTGAAATAGATTATAGAACAGACCCTGTTTACCTAGTGGCGAAGAAATGAGAATAACACGACCCTCTACTTCTCCAATAGGAACAGTAGGGTTGTCGGGGTCTTTCGGTGAATATGCTGAGGTCGAAGGCACAACAGCGTTATACACTTCCTCAGCACCCGATTGACCCGACTCTGTAAAGTGAGCAACCTCGTCAAGAATAACGCATATATTACCTGCACCACGAAGACCCTTAGCGACACATGATCTGAAGGTGACTTTGAGCGTTGCTTTCGCACTCGAATTCTCAATGTACCTACCGTACTTTTCAACATCGGCAGGGGTCTGAAATCGAGCATAGCTCAGAGTATTATTCGCTGTGTATGGACCGAAGAAAGAACAGTTGCGATAGTGACCCGACACTTCTTGATAGAGCAACCCTGCTTGGTCTTTATCTGTCGCCACCGAAATGATCTGAATGTTATTGCTCGCAGGAAGTCCGTAGTATTTCTGAGGGTCTTGTTTCTTGATGAGTTTGTACGTCTCATAAGCCGCAATACACGCAGAAATAGTCGTGTTGTGGTTAGTGAAGCCATTCGCCAAGAAGCTCGAACCATCAGGCACATTCAAGTCATACACCCGATTCTCAGAATCCCTCACTTCAACTACAGGGTCAAAGTAGTAGTCAGCGTCTATTAGCGTTTCACATTTCTGTCTGATCTCACCCCTAAGCTGAGGAAGGATTTCCTTGAGCTTCCAATAAGGAATGGTGTTCTTATCATAAGAGTAAAGGTTCAAACCCTCTTTCTTCAAGAGGTCTAGGAAGAACGGAACGCCCTCTCTCGACTCCCGATATGTGAGGGTCGAAACTAGCTCTTGAAGTAGCTTCTTTTTCCTCTCAGAAATAAACCCGATCTTTTGTGCAAAAGTTCTCTTAGACCTTGAGCCTTTAATAGAAACAACGAACTCATTTGAGTGGTTCTTTTTAGAACGCACTCTCTCAGATCGGCTCGAAGTAATCCCTAAGTTTAACAACATCACTTGAACTTGACGAGCCAACTCTGACGACACTGTGCTGAAAGCTATCTTCGGCCCTGAAACACAGCCATCTGTCTCAAATAACCCTCTCAGAAATGCCATCTGAACTAAAGCAGGAGAAGCCTTGATTGAATGAGGTATTTCTTTCGTGCTAGAAGTGACATCTATAACCCAACCTAGTCGGTCTAAGAAAAGTCGGTTATATGAACCATTTGCTACTACAGACCCTGCATTTTCGGTTCTCAAGTCAGGGTAGTAAGAGACTCTTTTAAACAAACTCTTAAAGAAGTTAACTAGGTAGTTGTCAAAGCCACTTTCCCCCACAGAAACTTTAACGCATCTATGTTCTGTCCATAAGCCGTCACCCACTAAAATACCTAGAAGCTGACCCCATTTCTCGTCTAAGTAGTTAGGGAGATGTTCTTGGTCAGTGAGTCCCTCTTTATACTTGCTGAGACATAAGTAGTTATAAGGAAATAGGTTATTGCTCCTGTTGATACCAACCATATCTCCTTCAGAAATATCTTGGAGAAACTTCCACTTGATCTCACATTCGGGAGTAAGGACTTTCACTCGATGGTTGCCTGTTCCCTCAAGGTCATATCCCGACTTGGTTCTAAAGTACTTCGTCTGACGAACACCACCATTATAGAAATAAGCAGACCTTGAAACTCGACCTCCCTCTTGAGTAACGGACACAGAAAGAGGCTGAAACTCAGCCCCATTCACATCACCTAAAGAATCTATTCTGACGAGTCCTCTATCTGTAGTGACAAGAGTGTCTCCTGTGACGCATTTCCCCGAACGTCTACCGATTGACAAGATCATTTCCCTACGTTGTTTGCCAGGGATTACCTCACCTACGTTGCACCGACCTTCGTCATAAAGTTTCTTGAGATAAGATTTTTCAGTATGTACTTCTACGTTCTGCCTTCGCCAATCAGATATTTCAAAGGTCTTGGTATCATCTAATTCAAGCCCGTAGTGAACTTTTAAGATCACTCGCTGAACAGGAAATAGCTTCATCTTCAAGCCCCAAGGGGCTTCCACGAACTCGATAATATCTGCGTTCTTTTCTGACTGCTTTCCTGCCCTCGCACTCGCTGAAATAGCTAAAGAGGAAAAACTCATTCTTAGTCGTCACCCTTCTCCATTTTTGCCTTAGCTTCAGTTATCCAATCTTGATCGTCAACTAACTTGCCGAACTCAGCAAAGACACTCTCTGCCATTTCGGGTCTGACACCTGCTTCATCACAAGCCTTACGGAATGTCTCAGCGATATGTGTAAAAATAATCTTAAATGAAGGCGACTCTAGGTCTACACCCTTTGAAGAAATGATTTCTTTCTTCTTGAGCCAAGTATCTCCAACAGCCTTGAGTGCTTGGACTCTACGCATACTAATCTGAGAAGTAGATTCACCCTTACGCTCTGCCTCTTGTCTCTCAAAAGCTAGTGAAGCCGATTCCTCTGCTAAACCCTCAATGACTTTGGTCAGTACATTAGACGAGTCGGGGTTAGCTTTGGTGACTTGAACTATTTCGTCAGCATCTAGGCTGTCCTTCTTGCGAGTCTTAATCGCTGAAATGACAGCATTAGAGGGAGGTAGTTGCGTAGGGGTGCTTGCTGTTTTTGGACCGACCCCAGGAGTCCCGAACATAACATAAGGCTCGCCTGTATTCGGATTAAACTTAATCGAATCCGTTGTGCGTACATCAGAGGGCTTTCTCCACACAACTTTCCCTACTTCGTCTGTCACTTGAACACGGGTTGCCCCTTTAGGAATTAAGTTTTGCATGGGAAATGTCCTTTCTGATTAAATGCTTCTAATCGAGCCAATGTCCTTACTGTTCGCCTTTATAGTACCCGAAGAAGTCCCTGCAATAGCAGGGTCATACAGAGTATTTCCATCTGTGTCTTCAATCGTGAAAGGTGGGACACCGTTAAGTAGCAAGTACGAGTAGCTCACTACATTTAGAATAAGTGCGTCATCTACTGCTGAAGTGGAAATCTCAACCTTAGTATTATCAAGATTGCTGACATTCGCTTCAATACCATCAAGGGAGTTAAGAGCAACAGCTAACTCACTCGCTAGTACAGGGATAGCCCCCACACCATGACCATGAGCTTGACCGAAATGGACACCTGCTGAAAGAGGACTCACTTGGTCGCTTTTCTGAATGTCACTCGCAAGAGCTTGGATAGTATCAAGGTCATAATAAGGTGGAGGGTTGCCAATCGCAGGATTAGCAAAGTCAGCACTATTAACCTTAATAACAAGAACAGGTGTGTTCTCTTGTAGATAGCCCAAGACGGCTGTTCTATGCTGTGTCGTCACGACTTGCATTTCAAAGCCATTACGAATCTTAACAGGATTACCTGCTTCTCCCTTAGACGGGTCTGAAGCTCTCGTATGATGAGCCACAAGCATTTTAAAAGGGGCTGTGACTGTCGATTTTTGTAGATACTGAGGTAATGGCATTTCCTACTCCTTACACTTCAAAGCCACCGAAAAGAACATCACCTACGGTAGCTGTTGTCGGTGAATCTGAGAAATCTACATTCGAGCCTGCTTGGGTCAAACCAAACTCAGACTCATCGTAGTTATTTACGAAAAGAGATGCCGTCTGCTCTGCGTCACTCGCATTGGCAAGCCTAATCATTTCTTTCTGATACTGCTCTTTGTCCTCAACGATTTCAGAAGCACTCGCCACTACAACCTTGTTGTACTTCTGACAAGAGCCTCCTGAGTTGAACACGCAAGTACCACATTTCGCTGTTTTAAGAAGTGTTGGGATTTGGTTTGCTCTGTGAATAAGAGCACCCTTCTCACAACCCTCTGTACCTTGTGTCATGTAGGCTTCTGCGTCTACATAAGCATGACCCGAAACACCCTCGTGTTCATTTCTAAGTGAAGCGATACGAGATTGGTGATCTTGAAGAACATTCTGAGAGAACCTAGTAGAGAGTAAGATGTCAAGTTCCTCGCCTGCTGAACCCTCTGACATCTTCTGTCGAAGCCATGTAGCTACACGCACTTCAGATTCTGTCATCTGAGCTGACTTTTTGCTGTTAAGGAAATGAGCTGTTTCACCACCTTGATACTCGGTGGCTTCACTAGGCTTAGACGCAATATCAAACGCTTTGCGTACAAAGTCATTCGGGTCAGAAATACCACTTAATGACTCGTACTTCTCTTGTGAAAGCAAGCCTGCACTAACAAGACGATCTACCTTAGAGTGAGCTTCTTTCCAAAGGTTGGCACTCGCTCGCTTCTCCATATTAGGGACTTCATCAAGAGGCTTATTACGACTCTTAACCATGCGATGTTCTGTCACACTATACTGATTGTAGGAAGCAGTCTTTTGTGGCTTCGCAAGGAAAGCAAATACGGAAGCGACTTTGCTTTCGGGAGTCTTCTGACCCTTGATTGCAACGGCTACTTCGTCATAGGAAATAAGCCCACTCTCGATCATCTTAGCGATCTTAGTCTGAGCTACAATATTTCTCTGTGCGAGGTTGCGAGCTTCTTTGTTATCTACATGAGCGTTAGGGTCAATAGTAGACTTCTTAGTCATGTAGTGGGCTTCTTGCTCCCCCATGTATTTCTGAACCTGTGCAGGACGAGAAAGGAACTCGTAAACAGAAGCCAACTTCGCTTCAGGAGTTGAAGCTGTCTTGGTTACTTCCTCTACCTCAGAAATAGAGATCAAGCCTTGCTGAATGAGCTTAGCGACTTTCTCTTGGCATTTCTTCGCTGAAGCGATCTTGTCTTTCTGAGTGGCAGAAATGACTTTAGCGTTCGGGTCGAGAGTAGACTTGTAAGGGTTGAGCAACTTAGCTTCCTTGCCTTGCCCCTCATACGAAGATGCGACTACAGGCTGTGAAGCGATCTCGTAAAGACGATCAATTTTAGCACTCGCTGTGCGATCACTCTGAAGAACGTCTTCAACGATTTCGCCTTCCACTAAATGCTGATCGACAAGCTGTTTCGCAATCCTATTAAGGCGAGACTCGGTAGCTGAAAGGTGTCTTTGCTCTTGCGTCTCTATGAAAGGGTTGTCCACCTCAAACTGCTCAAGAGCAACCTTAGCTCGATCAATAGAAATAAGATTCGTCTGATCGGGTTGAACTTGAAACCAAGTAGAGGACTGCACAGGAGACTCAATACGACCTTCCATAACGTCAACGAACGCTTGGCGAAGCATTGAAGCATAGCTAGACCCCGACACCTTTGTGACACCATAAGTCTCAAGTTTAGGCATGAGGGTCTGATAAGCCTCTTTCCAAGGAATGTCCTCTACTGAAGCGACTACCTTCATGCCCAAGAAGCGATCAAAGGCACAATCAGACTTACTAGGGATAATATACATAGAGGTAGCACAACGCTTATTGATTACCTCGTCCCAACGCCCATTAAAGAGACCAGGGAAACTTGCTTCCTTTACATAGACTCGACCATGCAGACCATACTCATCAGATAAGTCTGACATGAGTCTACTAGCAGTCTTGCCGTCTAATGAAAGGCTGTCTACTATTTCATCAAGAGTCTCATTTCCGTAAGCCACTTTACGAGAGCCTTGTTCTACCTTTTGACGATAATCGTCCCCTGGCAACTCTGATTGATGCTCATGGTACGGATTTGTGTATTTCTGATGAGTGCGTTGGCTATTGGGGATTATTTCTAATCCTGTTGTCGAGCCATCTGCCCAAGACTCCTCAAGGGTCTTGAGTTGGTTGGCTTGAGGGTGTTCAAAACGACCCTCAGCAAATTGTTCTAAGATTTCTTCGTGAGTACGCATACCATCAAGATTCTCTTGTGGGTTAGACGCTAACCAAGAGTGATCTACTAGAGGGATAAGTTGCTCGGAAGCATCTTTTGTTAGGTCAGACAAGTCGAGATCGAGGTCTACTTCCACCCCTGTCGGCAAGTCTGAGGTTAAGGGTGAATCAGGAGGTATCATTCCACTAGGAAGCGTAGCTAGTCCCTTAGCTTCGGGTAGCCTTGCTTTCTCATAGACTCCATTTCCATACTCTGTATCGAACTGAAATCCGTCTAACATATAGTTAGAACCATTAGTGAGGGAGTAGCCCCCATTAGGAAGTTTGCTATTACTCATATCATTTCCCTCATGTATTTCTGAGCCACCCTAGTGGCTGAAGTTGAAAGGTTAGCCGTCTTACCCCTAGATGAAGAAAAGTCTCTTTCGGGTTTGAGGTCTTCGGGCTTTTTCTTAGCCTTAGCCTGTTCCCTTTTTTCATGTGCTTTATCTACTAGGGTGGTCATATCTTCTTGTGTTTCAGCCCAAGCCTCTGGGTCGTCTTTTATTTCCTCGACCTCGTTTAAGACTTCTTGAACTAAACGACCTTGAGCGTCTGCCCAATGGTCTGCTGTGATCTCATCATAGATCGTGTCAGACATAGCTGAGAGGGCTTCTACTACATTCATGTACTGTCTACGGATTGCTTTGATTTCCATGATATAACCACGACCCCCTAAGTTGCCGTCAGGGGAAATATCACGAGACTTCATCTTAGCGAATACGGTGTACGCAGACATAGCGTGACCAAGACTCATAAGAGTAGACTTGAGAACTTTAGAGAGGTTCTTTACACATTTCTTATTGTAGGTGTGGTTTATGTCCATAACACGCTGTGAAGGTGGGTGTTGACCCCAAGCCCAAGCGTTAGAGTCATCACCATGATCTTTGATGAAGCGAACTTCACCTGCTGTTCTGACCATTTTCCTACGATTCAGCTCATTTCTTACTTCGTTACTCATCGGCTTAATCCCTTCTACGATTTCTTCTTTGTACTATTGTCTTCTTTGGACTACTGCTTGAGGAAGGTGCAGAAGTCTGTGAAGGCGTAGAAGTCTGTGAAGGCGTAGAAGTCTGTGAAGGCGTAGAAGTACTCTTATTCTTCTTCTTCTTCTTCTTTGAACTACTACTACTATCACTACTACTATCACTACTAGGGGAAGTGCCTTGACTCACACCTTTTGGTAAATAATCGCCCCATTCGTCTTCTGAGACTCCTTCAGATTTTAAAAACCATTTAATAGATTGAACTGTTTTTTGAGGAGATTTCTTACCTTCAAAAAAGGTGAAAAAGTTTGCGTCTGCTATCTCTCTTTTATTTTCAGGCGACCTTTGAATAGTCTGAGCTGAGGGGTTTTTCCCCCTCACTTCGCTGTTATACCACTCAAAGTATTTCTTCCTGTCCCCACCTTTTCCCGGAGCATTGCCCCATTCGTGGTAAATGTTATAACATTCCCCACCTGTGTACTTGCCGTCTGCATAGTCTTTTAAGTATTGGAGCTTATCTTCTTTCGTAGGAGTATTGCCTTTCCCATAACTTTTCAAAGGCTTACAGGGCTTTTTCACTTTCTCGGACTTGCTTTTCCTATATGCTTTTTTTTTAAGAAGAGGCATTATTTCACCCCTCAAATGTGGGTTTTCGTAAGCCATCTTCAAAAGCCCCATACGCTCTTGGCGAAGCTCAGAAATGAGAGTCGCCTCTTTCTTCTGAGAGCGATCAAGCTTATCTCCTTTTGGCTTAGGTACGATTTTCCTACTATCCATGCCGTCTTTTGGACCTGTCTTATAGTCGTAGTGATGCTTACGATAATTGACCATGTATTCTTTACGCTCGTCACTACCATTCTCGCCCGATTTAGCTGTGCCATAGTCTTTGTGGACTTGATAACACTCACCATCACCCGAACCTTTACTTGGGACTTTATGTGGGTCACAGCCTGGCATTCTAGGATTCTTAAGAGGTCTTTCGCTATCAGCGAACATCTCGTCACTTATCTTCTCAAAGGCAAAGTCCTCATCACTATAAGAGTCATAACCAAAGCTATCCGAACCATACCTAGACTTTAAGTAGGCTAGTCGAATGTATTTCTTGTTCTCTGCTAAAGACATAAAGCTACCCCTAATAAACTAACACTATGTTTTCCTCTAAGAGCATTATAAAGAAGCTAAAAGAACTCGGAAAACCCTTTGATTCTGACTTGGTTTTCTAACAAGTAAGACAGCCCCTCTCCATGTACCCCACCATGATCTAAAGGTGCGATAACCATTTCTATGCCTGCGTGATGAATCATCTTCGCACACATTAAACAAGGGTCACAGTTTACTATTAACCATTTCCCCATAGTAGTCTGACCCACTCTACAGGCATTAAGTATAGCGTTCGCTTCTGCATGATGACAACCCACATCATTTCTCGTACCACTCGCTACATTCAGAGTATCTCTCTTACAAGTATGACCTCCACACAAGGGCGACCTGTTTCCTCGTGGCGTTCCATTATAACCCTCACTTATTACAATATTTGAAAGAGGGTCTAAAATTAACGCACCAACTTTCCTACGCCCACAAGGTGACGCTGAGGCGATTAAATCGCATTGTTGGAGTCTTATTTTTAAATGTTTGGGATTCATCATAAGTTTCTCTCCTTAATAGAGTAGTTATGTATTCCATAATAGGACAAGGATTGGAGATAAGAAATGTCTAAACAAACAGTTATGCTTGATACCTCTGTGTTAATCCATGAACCCACTTCCCTGCTAGACTTCTGCAAGGAAGCTGACGTTCTCATACCTATTTACGTCATCATGGAGCTTGATGTCCTCAAAGACAAAAAGAACCATGTGTCTCACCTCGCTCGGAAATCGAGCCATCTCATTCTTACCGAAATGGATAATGGAGATCACGTCAAAGTCGTCACACACACAGAAGAGCTCGACATCAAGTCACTCGATAGTGCGTCTGAAATACGATATGTGGATTTACTTATCCTCAAGACAGCTATGAGATACCACGAGGAGCTTGAAGACTTCACGCTCATCACAAGAGACACCAATCTCAGAATCTTGTGTGAAAGTATGGGTATTCGCTCTGAGGGTTATGTCAAAGACGGGTCTTCTGAAAGTACCCTAGAAGGCAAGATCGAAACGATCACACCTAGCCCCTTGCTTATGGCGAAGCTACAGAAGTCATATTGGGAGGGGGCTGTCAGACTTACGGAACAAGAGTGCTTTGATTACCCTTTACATGACAACCAATATGTCACCTTTGTAGACAACAAACAGAAGACTCACATCTTTCAGTATAAGGAACACAGCTTCTTCCCTATTGAGAAGAAAAACGTCAGAACTGAAAAAGTTAAGCCTAGAAATGTAGAGCAAACAGTCGCTCTTGACTTGCTTCTTGATGAGGATATTAAGCTCGTGGCTTTACTTGGGAAAGCAGGCACAGGGAAGACATTTCTGACCCTAGCCGCAGCTCTACATCAGAAAGCGATTTACCAACGAATCTTACTTTCTAAGCCCGTAGTTGATGTCGGCAAAGGTATCGGATTTCTGCCTGGGGCTGTTGGTGAAAAGCTCGAACCTTGGATGCAGTCTTTCTTCGACAACCTCGATCAGATTAACCCTTATTGGGACATGGAACAAGGCGAGGAAAGGAACTTCTATTTCGAGAAGAACCACATTGAAATACAGCCTATCAACTCAATCAGAGGTCGCTCTCTCAAGAACGCCTTTATGATTATTGATGAAGCTCAGAACCTCACCAAACATGAGATTAAGAGTATTGTCACAAGAGCGGCAGAAGGTACAAAAGTAGTCCTACTTGGCGACCCCTATCAGATCGACAACCCTTACTTAGACACAAGGTCTAATGGACTTACTTATGTAGTCGAGAAGATGAAAGGTCAGCCGATCTTTGGGTACACTAGCCTACACAAATCTGAACGCTCAGAACTTTCCGATATTGCCGCAGACTTGCTCTAAGGTATAATCCCTCAGAAAGCGAGGGAAATGAAATGACTTGGAAACGAGCTGACTCTGAAGACACGACTTGGGAAGAGATCAAAGACATCTTAACAAGTGTCTGCGAATCCAACCACAAGATCATCATCGGAAGTGACAGTCAGCCGTTCAGAAGTGGGGTGGTCGTTGTGACGGCTATATGTCTCATTTCCTCTGAAAACTGCCATCACCGAAGGTATTTCTATCATCGCAAAAAAGAGCGTTATACTCACAAGATCAGTCTATATGAGAGGCTCTACTCTGAAACAATGGCGAGTATCAAAGTGGCTGAGGAGGTGAAAGAAATAAGCTCTGATGCGAGCATAGAAATACACTTAGACGTAAGCCCTGAAAACTCACGACATAAGACCTCGAAGTATGCGAACGCTATGATGAGTTTAGTCAGAGGCTACGCATATTCTGAGGTAGAAATAAAACCGAAATCTTGGGGGGCTTCGGCTGTTGCCGACAAGTACACCAAGAATTGGTAATCAGTCGATGATGTTAACCAAGTAGGTTTCAGCCCAATCCTTAAACCAACGATCAAAGCCATCATCTTCCGGCCATTCACTCATATCCACGACAACTTCTTTGTCGTCCTTAAAAGAAATCGGAAAAGACTTACCTGTTTGAGATTCGCAAAACATAATAAACATATCAGCGACAAAATCGACAGTGTATTTCTTTCTGAGTGTCATGTACTCTATGATCTGATCTTCATCTATTCTTCGGTCTTGAACCATCGCCTCTAAGACTCTAGGAAGTGGAATGATCTTGATCGTGCGTTCATCATGCCCTTGAAATGTCGTGTAGATAGGGTAAACCTTATTTGTAGCTCGCTTCTCTAACCGAGCTATTCGAGCTTCTAGTTCAGCGAGCTTTCTCATCAGATCACGCTAAACCTAGCTCATAAGGTAGGTTGTCAATGTCTTGAGCAACGCTAGTGAGCAGACGATCTTTGAAGACCAATTCCTCAAGAATCTTAGCTTCAGCATGATCGTGATCCCACAAGCCCGTACCATGCCCTACGATAGAAGCAAACGCTTTCCAAGCCGTTTCACTCACGCCCTCATCGGAACAGATGCTGAGGTTATTTCTTTCGCAAACGTCTTCAAGACGATCTTCAAATCTCTTTCTCAGAGTTTCAGCTGCTCTATGACCTTTGCGATCATCTTCAAGCCCTGTTTCTTCATGGATAAAGAAGACCCACTCATCAGCGTCAAATCTGCGACCTGCATTTCTTAAAGAGGCACTACGAATAGGAGTTCCAATAGCGTCATTGATGTCTTCTTCATAGAATTCAAAGAGATTCTTAGCGACTTCTTCTTTTACTTGGCGAGAAATGCGAGTAGGTAAGTCGAGTCCCTGTCTGCGATACTCTTTGATACCTGCGTTTACGACATTCATAAAGCCCTTGATAGCACCTGCTTCGTTCCAACGACCTCTTTGGTAGTGCTTCGCTTGGTTCTTAACAACTGCCTGAATCATTCCGTAGAGGCTGTACTCGTTGGTGATGAACAACTCTAGTTCATTCACGAGCCAATCATCGTCTGATGATGACTTTTCAAGTTGGGCAACTCTTATTTCCAAGTCTCTTAGAACTTCTGAAGCTAATCGTTTCATTTCTTCTCTCCTTACCGTAGATGGTGTGAAGTTAGTTAAAACACTACCTACGATAAAGAGATTAAGAATCTATTGAGGAGTCTTCATATTCGTATGGGAGAGGCTGTAGCTTAATCATTATTAAGCAATCCCCTCTTGCTCAAGAACTTCTAAGAAAAGCTCTAACCTCTCTTCGGGGTCGTCAGGTATTTCGTTAGCCACCCTCAAAGAACCTAACCCTCCACCGATGATTGTGCCGAGGTAGCCACCTGCCATAATCGCTAATGCGGCTACGATTGATTTCAGAAGCATTACCAACAAATTTCCAATCAAACCCCAAGGGATAAGCATAAAGACAGAAATGCAAAGCCCTACAACTAAAGCCCCTACCCCAATCTTAGCAATAGCCTTTAGCACCTTAGCGGCTACTGATGAGTACCTCTCAAGTCTATCCCAAAATTTCTTTTCAAACTCTTTTCTAAGAGATGCGTCAACACGATCAGCAAGTGTTGCTAAATCGCCTTGAAGCATGGGTAAGAATAGTGGCATTTCAAGAGTCTCAGTGATTATTCTCAAAATCATATCCCACACTTCAAAAGGGATTCTTCTGGTAACCTGCCTTCTTGTCCAAGAGTCTTTCGTCCACTCGGTCTTAAGGTCCCAAACATACATCTTTAAGGGTATAAGATCAGACATTTCAGAGATTTTAAGAGTGATAGAGTCCTCGTTATTGAGGGTATCTACAGAAATGCTTATGACTAACTGACCCGATTGGATTGAGCACTTGACTCTACCTTTAGTTTTCCCTACCCAACCATCCCCTTGAAAGCTCTCAATAGAATTAATCAGTTCATCTTCAAGGTCAGAAACAATCTTAGAAAGTATTTCTTTCCTTTCTTTCTCACCTGGCAACTCTCTCTTCAAGTAAACATAAAAGTCTTCTACTTTCGAGGCAAGCCCACTTAAGACTGCACTCTTGTTGTGAGAAGAAGACTTTGACATACGATTGAACCCAAAACCGACTTGTCTTTCAAGACGAGCGACTCTTATTTCCAAGTCTCTTAGAACTTCTGAAGCTAATCGTTTCATTTCTTACGCTCCTTACCGTAGGTGGTGTGAATTTGGTTAAAACACTACCTACGATAAAGAGATTAAGAATCTATCGAGGAGTCTTCTTCCTTAGCTTTCCTGCTGTCCCATTTCTCTTTAGCCCCTTTAACACCCTTAGCCCCATCCACGATTTGCTTCCTCAAGACTTTACCCTCAAGTTTAGCAATACGGAAGATTGCTTCTTGATGCCTCATTTCACAAGTTCCTGCTTTCAAGACACGATCAAGACCTGCTACCTTTTTAAGAACAAACATGAGAATCCCTCCCATAACTACAAAAGGAGAATAAGGGATTTCAGCAGGTGGGGGTAGAGGAGGTGGTTGCTGTATTTCCTGTCGTATTTCTTTTAGTACGACAACAGGTTCTCGAAGCCCTTCCTCCAAGAAATGAACTTCCTCAGAATCACTAAAAAGAACTTCCCCCTTAATGACTTTTTTAGGAGGTTTACTTCGGGGGGGTTTAGTAGAGCTTACTTGCCCTATAGAAAGAGCAAGTCTCCCTCCTGCTTCCAACGTACAGTCAGATAAGTGATAGACATCACCATTCTTGAGCTTAACTAATCCACCTTTAAGAAGAATTGCGTATTCGCCTTGTCCGATTACACACATAAGCCACCTCAACTTTTCTATTTCTAGCTGAGGTAGATAGAAAAGTTATTAGTCGCCTATCAGACGAGGAGCCTCAGCCCCTCCCCTTGTAATCTGAGCCGCAATCAGAAACTCTGCGTATCTGTTGTTTAGCTTTGTAATTCGCTCAGTAGTGTACTCATGCTCACCATGCTTTTCTTCGTACTTAACATAGAAGTCAATCATTCGCTCTAGGGCTTGTATCTCTATGTTTATATCTCGAATGTTAGGTTCTATTTCATTTCTTAATAAAGGGGGCATACTAAACCTCAAAAATCTTTAGCAATCATAATCAAAAAAGGTATGCAACATAACAAAAGTATTTCAAAGTCATTCATATTTCAGAATCTAAGGCAGGTATCTTCCCATGCTTCACAAAGTTAGCGTGGGCAAGAGGCCATACCTCAGCGATCTGACGGCTTATCTCACGAGCTAGGAGCTTGATTTCCCATTGAGCATCTTCGTGATCTCGCTTGGAAATGAAGCTGTTCACCCAATTGTGAAGTGAGCCTGTTGCCCAATAAGTAGTATAGATATTCTGAGGCAAGACCATACGAGCCTGCTCTCTTGCAACACCCTTATCAATCATCTGATTATAGAGCCTTACTGAGTCACTAACATGGTTCTTGATTGCAGACACAGCGTCTAACTTTAAGAACTTAGGATAGTCATAAGGGTCATACTCAATCGTAGGATTGAAGGTTTCATCTAAGCTCGCCTGCCTGTTCTTCTCGTCTTGCTTCCTCATTTCTTGAGGCAAGTAAAACTCTAACTTCTCTGAGGTATATCTGCGAGAAATCTCGTTATAAGAAAAAGTCCTATGTCTCATCTGCTGACGAGCTACGAACATAGGAACTTTAATCCAAAAAGTGATTACATTATGTTCTGTTGTGGAGGTGTGACCTGAGCGAATTAAGAAGTTTGAAAGCCTCTCTTCTCGCTCTCCCATTTCTGTTGAAATCTGATCGAGACTTGCTCTCGCAGCATTTACGATAGTCAAGTCATCACCCATACTCTGAATGAGTGCAACCCCTCCGATACCGTCATTAAATATATCGACTTTCCTGTCTAAGAAGTCCACTGACATTTACAATCTCCTTGAAGTATGTGAGGTATAGCTTATACCCAAACCGAAAGGAAAGTGACCTACCTTATGACTCAAGAACACACAACCAAATTGATGTTAACCCTCGCCATTACTATCACTTCAGTCTTATTTCTATCTACGCCACAGAAAATAAAAACTGTGGTATGGTCGCTCCCTCTCTCTAAAGGGTGCAACTATCCTACTAGGGAAGTACGCTTCATCAGAACAGAAGTTAGACACATTGTCCCTGTTGCTCAGATTCACAAATGCACTTATGACGAATCAAAGAGATTAGTGAAGGTCAGTACCTACAACTTTGAGAAAGGCTACCAACTGAAAAAGCCTACAGAAGAAGTGATTTACGAATGGACTAAACTTAGACTTATTCAGTTCTCTGTACGCAAAGCAAGTCATGGAAATGGTGAAGTTGATATAGAGGTCTATAAGCTATACAACTAGACCTTAACCAAGTCACCATTTACAATCTCGTACCCTTTTACATTTCCAAGTCTGACCATATCAAACTTATCCCCCATAGAAGCAATCTTCTGATCGGGGAATTCTCCATAGTACCAAAAGTGAGCCGCTTGACCGATAATCTCGATAAACAGAGCAGGCACAGCTTTACTAGTCTTACCTACTAGATTCATGTGCTTGTTATAAGCTTGAAGTTCACCTTTCATACCAAAGCTCTTTGGCTTGTTCTTAGGGTTCGCACCCAAGTGAGCTTGGAAATCGTGAACAGCTCTCAGCATTAAGTTTACGTCAGGTCCAAACCAAGCGTCTTGGTTGTAAAGTTCAGTAATCTTTAGAACATTGTTCTTGAGTACGTCTTCTCTCATTTCCTCAGCACTTGAGTAGGGGTCGTAATCTACAAAGACAACATCAATCTTACTGTTCTGCCTTTGGAACATCGTAATGATATGCCCCTTAAGAGCGACAAAAGACTTCTCACCCTCTGAGGTGTAGCTAGGAAGACTTGCGTAATGTTCTGCTACTAGTTGAACGTACTTATCCCAACCATGCAAAGTACCCCCCGAACGTACAATCTTATAACCCTCCCCTGGCTCAGTAGTGACAGGAGACAGAGTTCCTCCATAGCTACCCCCTGCCCAAGCACCCTCTTTAGTCATGCTCATACCTTGAAGATAGAGACTCGCTACTCTTATTGCAGATGCTTTCTTGTTCTGCTTTTTCATTTCCTTCTTCTTCTTTAGTTCTTGTCGTTTCTTCTTCTTACGAGGGTCGCCATCTCCACCGATACCACGATTAAGTTTTGTAAAGTCTTCGACTTTCTTCTTCTTCCCAAAGAAGCGATTAACCTTGTCTCCAACTGTAAATTGGTTCTCTTTTTTATTAGCGAAACCCTCTATTTCCTGAAGATTCTTATTAATTCTCTCTTGGCTAAGACCTTGAGAACCAGGTGACATAGCACCCTCGTATTTCTGCCAAGTCCACAAACCGTCACCTATATTCTTTTGGTTCTTCCACTCCTCGTATTTCTGATCGACTTCTTTCTGAGTCCAAACACCACAGTTTTCTTTGGTTCTAGGAAGGCAATTATTCTTGGTCTTATGCCAAGGCTTCTTGGGGTTTGTCACTCGTTTGATATTTCCTGCTGACGGAATACGAGCTTCTTTTATATACTCAGAAGCGATCTTATCAAAGATGTCCATAGCTAATACCTATTTCTTTTTCTTAGAGTCTTCAGGCTTAGAAGGAAATGGTGTCTCTTGAACAGGAGGGACTTCCTCTTTCTTAGGAGTCCATTGATCGACTACTTTAGGGAGAATAACCGAATCTTCGTCCATTGTCCTAATAGGACTACTCCCATGAAATACAGAGAGCTTTTCAATCACAGCACTTTGAAGCTCAAATATCTGCTGTCTCAATAACTGCATTTGAATCTGAGCGTCTCGGAGTCTACCTATCAAGGCTTCTCGGTCTGCGTTTGCACTAGCAAGCTTATCCTTCAGCTCCTCTACTTCTGAAGGGTCACGCCCACTAGCTATCGCCAACATACTAGAAATAGAACCCGTCAACATACCTATAATACCTATAAGTATGTCTCGGTTTTCTTCTACTATCTTCGTAGTAGATAAGAAATAGATAAGCTCACAAATCATTAACATAAAGACGACAGAAGCCCACCAACCACGTTTGGCTTTATCACTCTTGGTAAACTGTTTGTTTGTCAGATCATTCATGGTTCTAAATCTTTCTTAACTACTTCAAAAGCATCTTTAACTATTTCAAAGAAGTAAATAAAGAAATCACCGATGGCATCTAACCAAGGCATAGAGTAAGGCAAACCTAACAAGTACCTGCCTGTTGGGGAAAAGATCATTGGTATTAAAATCCAAGACCATAATAGAAATGATAAGATTCCTGCCCTCCATACAAACCACCAAAACCACTCTTTGAACTTTCTATCCCTAATTCTTGACTTGATGTATTTCGGACCTCCTAGTCTCTTTACTTTATCTGAACCAGGAGGAGGTTGGAGTGACTCAATGGTTTCACCTACGGCATACACCTCTTGAGGATCTCTAACGCCCTTAAACTTATACATACCTACGCAGACGTATCGAGTGCTTTTGGGAGTATGTATATTAACCCTATGCTTCACTATCTGCATAGCTTCTTTAGTGAGTAAGACTTGTCCTGCTTGGCAAAGGCTCATAGTACGAGCGGCTATATTCTTAGCAAGACCCTCAAGTTCGACACGCTTTGCTCCTACCCCTACAAACAAGTCATCTTGCTTCACCTCTATGATCTTCCCCCAATGGATTCCAATCCTAGTCTGAAGCTTGATTTTAGGAGGAATCGTCTTTTGGTATTTCAGAGCAAAGTTCACAGCGTCAAGAACTGTCTCAAAAGATAAGAGAAAACCATCGGACCTATCTATTTCTCTACCATTAAACTTATAGCAAAGACTGCGAGCGAGACGGTCATGCACTTGAAACCATTGAGCCGCTGTTCTCGCACCGACCTTTTGAACGAAAGCCGTAGAACCTATGATGTCTAATAAGACTATCGCTAGGTATCTTTCCTTCATTTCTATGTCATAGAAAGGCTTCTTCTTGTGTGACATTCAAAGCTCCTCTCCACGAATGAGCCTCAGAACGTCTTCACAACTAGAAGAAAGGATTTGCTCAGAAATAGGTTGGCTACAAGAGTTCAATTGGGGAATTCGACCCCCCACACACTCAGAAATCTTATCTGCGACTTGCTCGCAAAGAGTCTTTGTGTTTGGAGAATCCGTATCGTCACAAGAAGCGAGGAGGGTCATCGTAAATATTAAAATAAATCTAGTCATCGCCTTCTGCCCCTTCTTCGTCTTCCTCATCTAATGTTTCTTGGCAGTAGAAACATTCATGCTCATGTTCTCCCTTTAGGCATCTAGGTATGCAATCGCACTCTATTTCAGCTTCGCAACAAGGGCATATTTCTATCTCTGAACGAGACATGACTCAAACCTTCAGAGGTTCTCCATTGTCATCAAAAAGTCTCTCTATTTCGTATGAGCCGTCTTCACCCACTTTAACAGACCAAAGGTCTTTAGTAGACTTATGAACTAGCTCACCTGTCCCCTGTGTAGAGTTGGGGATAGTTAGGGAAGGACCTGATAAGACAATGAAGTTGTCAAGGTTAGCGACTCGCATACTAGCCAATCTAATGAAATCTACGGGAACTCGATCAATCTTATTTCCCCTACCGTCCCATTGAACAAAAACCTCACCTTCCATAGAGGTCACATCACCCGAAGCTGTCCGTACAGAAACAACCGTTCCCTTTGAGCCTGCTGAGGGGAGGGTATTAGGAATTAGAAGACCGTTATTCGTTGTAGCGTAGACCCTCATACCATCAGTAAATGAAGAGGTATCCTTATGCACCTTACGACCATAATCGGTGAGGTCTGAAATCTTAGTATTCAGAACCTCGTCCATACTAGCCGTTTTCACACTGCCGAAGCTAATGCTGTCCCAAAAGTCACTCATGTCGTATCTCCTTTGTCTTAATATAAAACAAGGGAGATATAAAGAAATAACAGAAGCCCCCACCAAGACGAACTTAATGAGGGCTTCTACTACACATCAACCAACTCCCGAAGGAGTCAATCTAACAACTACACGCTAACTCTTACCCAAGAACATCATCAAGTACATCATCAACGTCTAAGTTAGATGACATTGAACTATTTCCAACGGGAGAACCAACTTCACCTGAGAGCTTCTCACGAATCTGATCGAGGGTCAAGTCCTGTGCAATATCATTTTGCAGATTTGCATGAACTCCCTTAGCAACATCAACAACGCTGTTGAACAGATCAGTCTTCTTGTCTTTCAGAGTGACGAGAAGAGAGTCACGACAAGGACTGAAAGTCATCTTGTGATACTGTGGGTCTGTCACAACCACATTAAGGTCATGCTTAGTCAGAGGGAACTCAGCGTGGATAGCCTCAAGCTGACGATACTTGTCGAGTGAGAACACCCAAGTCTTGATCTCAAACTCGCCATTTCCAAGACGGGTCTTGTCGAGCATACCATTCGCATCAACAGGCCAAAAGCAAAGGGTGGTAGCAATCGCTGTCTTTGAAGGTCCACCTGCAATCTTCTGATACTCAGGTCCATGATCTAAGAAATAACCAACACCCTTTTGATAAAGTCTGCGACCACCTTTGAATGAGGGTGCATCTGCGTCAAGATCGGGGTTGCCGTTCTCAAGACCTGGTAATGCGATGAAGGACACACGATACTTGCCCTTTTGTGGCTTCCAACGAGCCTTGCCTGCTGAAAGAATTGGGCTACTGCCACCGAGAGAAAAATCTGAGAAACCACTCATGTGGGACTCCTTTGTTTGTTGTGCCTTTCGGCTGTTTAAGAGAAAGAGCTTGGGCGTTCTTCCGAAGTGATTTGCCTTTGCTCAGTTAGTGTATATAGGAAAGGAAAAGGTTCTGACGAATTTTTTTCACTTTTTTTAAGAAAAGTCGTCAAGGAGAGAATCAAGGTCAAATTCCTCGATCTTAGCGTGATCTACACGCTCTAATGGAGAAGAAAGAAATGTATCTATTTCCTCACTTGAAGTTTGAGCAGGCTCAGAAATAATCTCCTCACCCGTAGCTTCACTCAAAAGATCATCGACAAAATCTTGAGTGTCATTTCTCAATGAAGCGTCTGCCTTAATGAGTACATCTGATTCTGTCTCAAAGTCATCAACAGAAATAACGTCCCCAAAGACATTCTTATCAATCTTCTGACCCCAACGCTGACCAAGAGCGATCTGCTCTTGACATAGCTTCAACTGATCTCGAATACGACCTTGTAAATCTTTGAGGTCAGTACGCTTGGCTTTGATTACTTTCAGTACGTCTTCAAGGTCATGTACGGCAAGACGACACTCATTAATCTTAGACTGAATATGTACGAGCTGAGTTGACGCTAACGCTTCTCGCTCTTGCTGTGAGCGACCTTGCCGTACATGAGGGTCTTCTGCCATGAGTCGAGTTTGCTCAAGATTATACTGAGTTTCAGCCACAAGTAAGTCTCGCTTGTACTTGTGAAGGTTCTGAGAAACCTGCAAAAAAACCTTCTCAGTCTGAGACAGATATTTCCTCGACTCAGCCGTCTTATTATTTAACCTAGACGGTCCAAACTCAATCGGGTCGGGGTCTAACTCAACGTCCATTTTAGAAAGCTGTTTGTATATGCTCTCTATATATTTCAAGTCCACGCTCATTTATTTTCACCTAGTTTAGAGATCAAGTAAGAGAAGTTCCCCTTAATTTTTTTGTTAACCATTTCTGCTTGATTCTGAGTAATCAACCCACTTGCTGAAGCCTGCTCGTGGGCAAGGATATTCACCTCTTTCGCAAGGATATGTGAAGCGATCTTAGCATCTTCGATAGATAGCATTTCCGAGTCGTCAGAATCAGTAGGGTTTCCATAGTTCGCTGTCATTGACAGAAATACGTCACCACCACTACGAGGGCTTTTTACAATACGAGAAACCATGATCTGTGATACCTTCGTACCGTTCTTAATCATGGTGATTTTTTCTTTTAGTTGGGCAAGTTGCTCTTGAGTCATATTCGACTTCCGTTTCTCCCACAAGGGATTGAGTGTTTGCTTATTATATATCAGAAACGTGAGTGTAAGCCGCACATAAGATTATCAGAAGACACATTCGATACGGAAATAGCTACAGCGTCTCTCTCTCCTACCAAGTACACTTTTTCTTTCGCTCTTGTCACAGCCGTATAGAGTAAACTTCTTTGGAGCAAGTTCGCCCCATGATCGCATGACATAGGCATAAGAATCGTATGGTATTCCTGCCCCTGTGCCTTATGGACAGTTGTCGCATAGGCTAATCTGAGAAGGCTACCCACCCTCTCTATAGGCAAGCTCACAAGCTGACTATTTCCTCCTTTAATCAGCACCTCAACGTCACTACCTGAAATGTGATGAATCACACCAACATCGCCATTGAACACTTCAAGATCATAATCATTCTTAGTGAACATCACTCGATCACCAATACGAACTTCATCATTTCCTACCTTGACTGATCTGTGACCCAAAGCGTTGGGGTTCAAAACAGACCTTAGCTCCCTATTTAGATTAGTCACACCTAATACTCCATGATGTGTGGGACTCATCACATGGAAATCCACTCCGTCAAGTTGAAGCTCTTTGCATTTCTCCAAGATGAAATCGAGGACATCAAACTTTGTGTATCTATCAACCATTTCATATTCACCCTCTTCGTTTGGTATTTCCCCTGCGTGAATCTTATGGGCGGCTTTCACCACACCACTTCCCTCACCTTGTCGGAAAATGGTGTCTAGGTGAATACGAGGAAGAGCTTCAGACTCGATGATTTCCTGTAAAGCGAACCCTGCTCCGACAGGGGGAAGCTGTGCTATGTCTCCAACCATAACAACACGACAAGAGGGTGAAATACCCCTTAGCAATCTCCACATTAAGTGTAAGTCCACCATACTCGCTTCGTCTATGATGACTACGCTTTCGGGTCGAGGGTTATGTGGGTTGTATTTCCAATGCTCTTTATGTCTGTCCGACTCGGCTTTAGTAGACAAGCTATCGTCCTCAGACTTCTTAATACCCTCATAGTCCGACTTCTCTTTTTTATCATCATCGGGCATACCTGCACCGAAAGCTCGGTGGATAGTCATTGCTTCAATACCTGTAAGACTTGAAACACGCTTAGCGGCAATCCCTGTAGGAGCAACTAAAAGTATCTTCTCTTTCCTTTCAATCAGAGCCTTACAGAGAGTGTTCAGAATCGTAGTTTTCCCTGTGCCAGGCAACCCTGTCACAATACTCGCAGGTTCAATCAAACCTTGCTTTACTGCTCTGATCTGTTCCTCAGTCAGAGTAAACCTTGATAACTTGGTTATTTCCTCATCTTTTATTTCCTCGTATAGGGAGTCGGAGTTTGTATCTCTTTCAACAGACATGAGATATTCTGACACTTCCGTTTCCATCTTATGTATTGAGGGTAAGTAGAGAGCGTTCTTACCTCCTATCTTGTCTACTACCAAGCTCCCATCTTCTTTGAGTTGCTTGACCACTTCAGCTATTTCTCGCACTTCAGAAATACCTGTCAAGATAGAAGCATCTCGAAATGTCGTGGTGGAATCGAGATAGCAGTGACCCTGTGCTGTAGCTTGTTTTAGTGACCATAAGATTGATGCTGATACACGCTCTTTACAAGCAGGCTCAAAGTCACCTATTAGTCGTTGGGCTATGTTATCTGCGACCTTGAAGGTCAGACCTTTTTGGACTAGAAACCAAGGGTTCTTGGAAATAATCTGAGGGTTCTGACTGACCTCTCTCCACAGGGAGTTTAGCACCGAAACATTAGCTCCCGACTCAGCAAGCGTAGCGAATATTTCAATGCTTTCCTGCACAGAAGGGTCAGACCAATCAGCCCACTGCGTGAGAGAGTTCCCCTGTAAGAATTTAGGGTTAATCGGAGTACGATCTATTTCAATGGCAGGACGACCTTCCTTGTCGAAGGTTTTCTTACCCTTAAAAGTAAAGACAGTCCCTCTGCCGACAGGACCTGCTATCTTGCCCTTAACGACTGAAGAAGTAGTCTCGTCTCCATGAGACACAAGACACCGAAGCACATAAAATGGAGGGTTGGCAAATATCTGCCCTAAGACTTTTGCTACGCAGTACACGTTGTTCTCCTTTCGCAGAGACTTTCTTTGTGTACTACATATCAGAATCTTAAGAAAACACGACTATCTTCTCAAAAGACACCCTCAATAGATACCTTCAATCGAAAGTTCAGCCATGAACTCCTCATACAGTCTTTCTGTGTTATATTTAGGTTTATCTGAAATGAGTTCCCCAATGTCCTCCACATACGCTTTGAAACGGAACGCTCTCATCAACTCTTCTTTTGCGTATTCATACACATCAGAAACAACCTCGTTTATTTTCGGTTCCCTTCTTAGAGTGCCCTCTAAGAATTCACTACCTAATTTACCTTTTAGGATAGACTTAGTTGCTTGGTTTGATTTACGACCTATGAACAAGCGATAAGCGTTTTCAGCTTCTTCAAAGATAGTAGCAGGCAACTTCCCCTTGCTCGTATTAGCGTAATGGTCATGTACTGCTCTCGTTAAACCAGCTTCTGCTTCAGAATTATCAATCTGACTGATATTGTATCTCACAACGGTCTTAAGCCATTTCTTGAACTTAGCAAGATTTTTAGGACTAGAAGAAATGTACTCAGCAAGGCTACTCCAAATAACTTTAGAGATGACTTGCTGAGTCTCACCAACTTCTGTTGAGAAGCCACTAATAGAGTCAAATATGCCCACATTAAACTTAATCATATATTCAAAGAACTGAGCAACTAATGGAGAATCCTCTGTGACGGTATCGACAACAATCACGTCTCGCATAGCATAAAGTACTTTCTGCGAGAACTTCTCCTTAATAGAAGCTTTAACCTCCTCAGAAACAGCATTTAACGTAGGGTCTGCTAACGCATCTTTAAACGCATCTTCTATCAAGCCTTTGACACTTTCCATTCTTTCGTCAGTAGTACTCCCAACAACTCTGCGAAGAAAATTCTTAGTGTACTTTTTGAACAAACGAGTGACTTCATCTTCTACATCAATGCTCCAAGCATACTCTTCTTCGTTCCATTCAAAGTCCTCGTCAAGAGCCGTCACTAAGATTTTTAAGGCATACTGATTAAAAAACATTGACCTAAACTTTGAGATCAATCTCAGACCTGTAGCATTGTAGGTCTGAAAGCCGATAAGAGGCTTCAGTTCACTCTCGTTTTTTTGAACGTACTTTACAAATTCATCTTCTGAACCGAAGCTCGAAAGTAGCACTCTTGGGTCTAACAATTTCCTAAGCCCTTTGAGGACTTCTATAGCAGTCCTATTAGAGTGGTCTTCAAGAGTTTCGGAAACTTTTAAGTCCGCCCCGACAGCCTCATTTATAGCCATCATTCGCCCGATTGTTGAAGCTATCTGCGACCACTCACGCTTATTTCTCTTAACCACCCAAAGCGACATATCCCCAATATCCTCAGCAAGATTATCAAGCCCTCTGTGGAAAGATGGAAGTCCCTCATATAAGTCTAAATCTAGTGAATTTGATGAGTATTTGTGGTGCATCATTTTTAAACCCTTCTCTCTGTTAAGGTAATATCCTTACATTTAACTTAGAATAAACAATCTATTACGGACACTCCAACAGCCGAGCTTGGTTCTCCATGTAGAGCCTAGCTGACTTAGAAATCTCCACTACATCAATACGGGCAGTTTTAAGATGAGAGGACTTCTCAACCTTCTCTGCATCTATTTCTGCAAGAAGTCTCAATGAGTAGCATTTCTCTACTCTGCCTTTATTCGTATAATATGTAGGAAGCCCTGTAGTCTTGTTTTGAACGTAATACATTTCTATTTCCCCCTCATCTCTTAAATGCCGTTCCAATCAAACTCGCCTGTAAGACCATCAGCCGAATACGAAGTGACAACCCCCTCAAAGAAATTGGTGTGGTCTGCACCACTTACAACCCAATCGAGCCATTTCAGAGGGTTTTCTTTCTGCTTGAAAACAGGCTTTAATCCGAGCTGTAGGAGTCTGCGATCTGCAAGGTATCTGACGTAGGTCTTGAGATCACTCTTAGTGAGTTCATTCATTTCCTCACCCACAAAAACAAGATCAATCAGAGCGTCTTCATGTTCTACTGCTTTTGTGTAGTTGGTGTAAATGTAAGATTTAAGATCGTCACCCACCACTTCGGGGTTCTCTTTGCAGTATTCGTGAAATAGCTGAGTCATACCCTCAACGTGAGTAGTCTCATCTCTGATCGACCACTCTACTATTTCACACATACCCTTCATCTTCCCGAAGCGTTGGAAATTAAGAAGCATAACGAAAGCTGAGAACAGACTCATACCTTCATTACATACTGAGCGAGCCAACTCAAAAGCCAACTGAGCTTTGTCAGAAAGCCCTTGTGGGGCATTGGTCATAAACTCGATCTTGTTCGCCATTTCTTGGTACTTCAGAAATGCAGAATACTCTTCTTCAGCAAGACCAAGGGTGTCGTTCAAAAGAGCATAACTTCTCTGATGAGTTCCCTCACGATTAGCGAAGCTCAAGAGCATATTTCTGATCTCATTATTTTTGAAAGCAGAAATGAAAAGGTCACAGTAGTTGCCACCGACAGCGACATCTGACTGTGTGAAAATTCTGAGTATCTGAGTGATGTGTTGTTTTTCATCATCACTCATTTCGCCACCTTTCCATTGGTTCACGTCTTCTTGTAGACGTGCTTCCCAAGAACCCCAATGGATTTTCTCATGTTCTTCGGCAACTTGCATCGCCCAAGGATACTGAAATGGCTTATAAGTCTTACTAAACTCTGTAAGAGACATACCTTGCTCTCCTTGTCTTTTTATAGGTCATAAAGATATACCTACAAGGAGAACATAAACAAGCTAGTGCCTCTTAATAGTGTCTACGAAACTGCTCTCGTCTTCTTCGAGCAAGTCTGATTTCTGATGGGTATGGCTTATTCCACTCTACCTCACCATCATTAAGCATTTTTGCAGCTTGTTCGGTCCTCTGTTTGCCATCAATGACAGGCATTTCTGAGCGATCAGGAGCCCAAGACGGGACTTCCTTACTCATGCTCTTAACATTGTTAGACATAGTAGCGATACCCTCTTCAACAGAGCCAAAATTATCTATCAAAAGTTGTTTAACTTTCTCAGGAGAATTATACTCATTTCCCTTAAGAACGAGCTTTCTAAGCTCATTCTCTACTGCCTGTGGAGTGTACTGAGTAATATCACCCGAACCTGGCTTGCCTTTCATTTCATTGAACTCGCCTTTACTAACGATGTTCAAAACTTTAAGAAGATGACGACCCTCAAGGTCTGCCACATAACCACCAACTTGCACACGAGGTCCAAGTGCGATAATAGCAGCACTCCATCTGTGGTGTCCGTCCATAATCTGACCATCACTAGAAATGATACAGCCAAGATCAGTATCAAAAGCACCTGAAAGAATACCAAGAGCCATACTCACAGACTGAGGCAAACGCATACTAGTCTGTGAGGGATTTAAACGACCTGCTTGAACCTTAGTTTTCCTGACTTTAATCTTATCTTGACTTCCATCACCATGTTCCACGAGATACTTAGCCAAAGCAGGGTCTACGTTTGATAAACGACCTGCATTCTGTATTTCTCGTTCGATCATATCTTCTGTATAAACTTTAGCAGACTCTCGCTCAAGGCGAGCCACTCTTAATTGTAAGTCTCTAAGGACTTCTGACGCTAGTCTTCTCATTTCTGTCTCCTTGTCGTGGGTGGGTTGAGAAGTAGGTTAAACAC